TGAGGTGATACAGTGAAGGATTCAAATACTATAACAACATCCCAAAATATAGAGGTATATGAAAACAAAATATGGTTATTGGTAGATGAATATATAAACACTGTATTATGCATACATCAAGAAGATTATGACAATATAGAAAAGTATAAGAAAGATATAGCTAATAATCGTATTGATATGTTTTTTTATATTGCTGATCGTATTGAAAAACCAAGTAATAATGATATAGAACTATTAGACAGTATATTTAATATATATATACGTGTATGTGGTAGATATAGTATATCGCCTACTTTGCAGATGTTTGGAATATTAGTTGGAATTAATAACATGACGTTTAGCGATTGGGCGAACGGAGACTATAGAACCGCCTCAACACATGGCATAACGGTCAAAAAATGGAAAGAAACATGTGGAGCCTTTGCGTTGGATAAATTACACAACCAGGACGGTACGAATGCCAACTTGATATTTGCTTGTAAAGTAGCTTACGGCATGGCAGAGACGGCACCAATTCCAGCAGGGCAGCAACAAGGCATACCACAGCAGACAGCGCAGCAGATCGCAGACAAGTACAAGGACGTTCTGGAGCTTCCAGAGATGGAAAAGCCGGAGTTATAACAGCGTGGAACGTACACAAGATCGTTGAAATGTACGCAGAGCACGAACAAACAGACCAAAAAAGGGCAGGCATAGCAGTATTTGGTAGATATGCACATATATAACAGTTGAATTTGTGCATGATGTATAGCAAATCAAAGCAATCTATCGAACAAATCTGTGTTTGTCGTATAGATGAAATGATAAAGTCATTGGCACTCTATTGACCATTGCCGAAGACATCCGAGAAACAGCGTTAAGACCGGGACAGTGGAAACCAGAAACAGACCCGGGAGGGGGTGTATATGGATGCCCCGAACGGCCTAATGAGTGCCCCGACTGCCCCAAAATTTAAAAAACGCCCTTTTAACAACAATCCCTCAACATGGCAAAAATAGTGATTGCAACACGACAAGCCATAAGCCTTAATGGTTTCTCAGCCAGAAGAAATAAGGCAATATCAGAAAGGCAGGTATGAGAATGAATAGAATGATGATTTTTAGCAACCCAGAATTTGGAAATGTAAGAACGGTGACAATAGACGGGAATCCGTGGTTTGTTGGTATAGATGTAGCGACAGCCCTCGGGTACCAAAATGGTAGTCGAGATATTCAAAGACATGTAGAAAAAGAAGACAAAGCAGAAGTTCCATTCTATGACGGGAATCAAACAAGAAATATCATTGCAATTAATGAATCCGGGCTTTATTCGCTGATTTTTTGTAGCAAGCTTGAAAAAGCAAAAGACTTCAAGCGTTGGGTAACAGCTGAGGTTCTTCCCTCTATTCGAAAAACAGGAAAATACGAAGTTGGACAGAAAATTGATTCCTACCAGATTAGCGATCCGATTAAACGTGCTGAGAGATGGATTGAAGAACAACGAGAAAAACAGCTGCTTGAGCAGAAAGTAAGAGAGCAGAAACCTAAAGCGGATTATTTCGATAGCCTTGTAGATAGTAAATTACTTACAACGTTCCGCGATACAGCTAAAGAGTTTCATATGTCGCCTAAATCATTCACACAATGGCTAATAGACAACAAATACATTTATCGTGATAAACAGAAAATGTTAAAGCCTTATGAACAGCACAGAAAATCTGGTCTGTTTCAGATGAAAGATTTTTCAACGCCTTTCGGATACTCAAATGTTCAGACATATATTACCGTCAAAGGCAAAGAAACATTTCGATTACTTCTGCAAAGACAGGGAGCTATTCCAGTATGAAGAAAATGAAATACAATCCCGAAGGCGAATCCATCCGCATCCGGTTGCCGTACCAGCTAGAACGAAAACTCATAGCTGAGAAGAACCGAACCGGCAAAAGCGTATCGCAGATCACCCGTGAAGCACTAGCAGAATATTTTCGAAAGAGGTAGGTAAATGTCGATACTCGAAAAATTTTTCAAAAATAAAAAAGGCGATTTTGGAAAGGAACGAAACGAATGAATAGAAATCAAAAAGTTTATTATGTGTACGTAGAAAACGGAAAAGCAGTTATTACAGAGGAAGCACCGGACTTCGATAAAGTTCACGATTACATGCTAGTGAAAGCGGATGGAATCGAGCTTTTTATGGGAGTACATAAGAACCAGGACGATTTAATGCTTCCAGATAAACCGATTGATGTAGCGACTATGCTGATTGATGCCGAAGTAAGTGCTAATTTAGGGGATAAAGGAACATTAACTTGCCCGAAATACGACTCAAATCAGCTCAGAGAGATTGCAGAACATCTTCTAGCGTATTGCAATGCACAAGAAAGGGGATGTGTAGATGCCTGTTGTAAGAATTATAAATCCGAGGCCGTATGATTGGATGGGGACACAGTGCTTTATTGACGGACATGAAGTCCCAAGAGTAAAGTCTGTTGATTTCCATGTTGCAATTGATGAAGTTCCGACATTTGTATTCGAGATGATGGCAGAGCCGTATATTGAAATGGAATGTCTGGCACAAATTAGTTTCACTTCTCAATCAATTACTGATGCAGTTTCAGTTTTAAGGCATGAACTGTTACAACACGGGGAAATTTACCACGGCTTCAAAGCAAGCCTAAAATCGGCTTTAGAGCGTTATAATTATTGTGGCTTGCCATTTGAGCCGGAAGAAGAAATCGCAGAGAAGATACTTAATTTTATGATTGGAGAGGAAAAATGAGATTACCATTAACGATCATTGCTGTAGCAATCAACATAATAGTGTTCACAACGTTGGCTGCATTCCTTATGACGCAAATTAACGAGCAGAAAATACCGATGTTTTCTACTTTCTTCTTTACAGTGTTGGAATTAGGACTCATTCTGAATACCATATTAATCTGCACAGCGAGATAAATAAAAAGATTAGAGGAGGATATAAACAATGAAATTTTCAGAAGCATTTAAACTCATGAAGCAGGGGGTTAAAGTAAAACTTCCGGGATGGGGTGGATTTTGGTATTGGGATGCAGAGAAAGAAACCATCATGATACAGTGCAGATCTCAGGACAGTGATACTCAGGGTGATTTACTTGACATCAGAGAAACCCAAAGAGTTGAATATACCACTATGAATATGCAGTCTGACGAATGGATTATTGCAGATGAAACAAACTGCCCGGTACTTGGCGGTGAAACAACATTCTCTTTTGGGGATGCAATCAAATATTTAAAACGTGGGCTTAAAGTGGCTCGTAAAGGTTGGAATGGGAAGAAACAGTACATTCAGCTTGCTACTGGAATTTCTTACAAGGTAGCAGATGGAGAGATTGTGAACTGCGAACATGATGCTATCGGGAACATGGCTATTGCATTTGTTGGAACATCCGGCGTACAGATGGGATGGCTTGCATCTCAGGCAGATATGTTGGCAGAAGATTGGATTTTTGCAGAATAAGAGGTAACTTATGCTTTTAGCATTTCCTGCGAGGATTATTCCGTTTTTTATCATAGAACGGGTTAAACCTATAATTAAACCGGAAGGATACGCTTACCCGATTGTGGCGCGGTACGCAAGCAAATATTCTTTACATCCGACTTAGTGTAAAAAATTTCTGTAGTCGATTATATTAAATTTGATTTCATCCACATATATTGTTTGCATTACAGAAATAGTAATTATATCACACACAATTCTTTCTCCTACTTTTGTGATGGTGTGGAGTGGGAGAAAGATTTTAGGGCTATCGCCAAGTGGTAAGGCACAGCACTTTGACTGCTGTATTCGCGGGTTCGAATCCCACTAGCCCCGTTTGCCAGGTTGCGCATGTACCTGGCAATGGTTTATTTCACATAGACCCTCCGATACCCATCTAGCTCAACGGAGCTGCCTAAAGGGGCTTCAAACGTCCCGGATGGGATTCCCGTATAGGTGACAGCAAAACCAAAAAAGGGAGCCTTTGTTGCGACTGGTGGCAAAGAATCGCAACAGTAGAAAATATGGCTTTGAGGTGCTGGTAATATTTTCTACTCAGGAAATTTAGTTCAGTGGTTAGAACGCCCGGCTCATAACCGGGAAGTCCTGAGTTCGAATCTCAGAATTTCCATTTCTTCCATATGCTGCCCATCCGTTTTATGGGCAGAAAAAACTTTCGGATGAGCGTATGTGAATCAGAATGAGCAAAGATATGTAACGGCATAGGCTTGTGCTTGATCTGATTTCCCGTCCGATGAATGTTTCTTAGTTTCAATAAGCCATCACAGGTGCACATTGATGACAAGGGAGTTTTCAAGAAACATAAAGTCAAAAGGCATAATAATATCCGAAACAACTCTGTGTGGCTGACACAGCATAAAACAGTCTAGTGGAAAGCATAACACGATAAACATATTGCTAACCCGGGAATCCGGGTTATGGGAAAGCGGCAACGATTGGTGGTGTTGCGGCGGTCTGTAAAACCGTTCCCTTGTGGTAAACATTATAGGTTCAATTCCTATCTTTCCCATTGTTTGGAGACTGAAAGTTTGGTGGTAGGAAAAGCACAGGGCAGTGCGCAGGAATGTATAACCGAGTTCCGAATGCGTACTGTTTATCGGTGATATAGTGACTTCCTCTAGTAGTCAATAAGTGAACGTGCTGAAATGGTTCTTCCAAACATGTACATCGCAGGATAGAGAAGCGGAATCTCGCAAGGTTCATATCCTTGAGAACGGCGGTTCAAATCCGTCTCCTGCAATTTCAAACATGATTAACTCAGTGCAGATAGATTTTCAGTCTAGCTGAGATACAGGGTTATGTAAGATGGAGTAGTTCGGGATACTGGACTATCAACCATCTTTTTAGCAGAAGTGATTCTGCTAGAGGAGGAAGAAACTTCCAACACACCTTGTAGTGTATCATCATAAAGAGACCAAAAGCAGAATCCTTGTGGTCGGCGTACAATAGACGCTTGCTGTGCAAGAATAATCCGTTGATGTGAGTGGTGTGAGAGACCACAGACTAAACGGAAATCTCGTTAAGCTGATTTGCCTTGAACCTGAGAAATTAGGGTATAACACAAGAGATTCGTTAAAGTAGCGGTATGGCAATTCATAAAAAAAATTTCATGCTATGAAAAACATTTTCTGAAAGAACCGTGAAATTTGTGGGTGACACTCCCATGTGTGCTTTGACCGCGGTAAGAAGCTCAGGGTCGCTCCCGAAAGCTCAGACTTATCGTCACAGTGGCTGAATATGGTTGCAAGTATGGTGAATAAGGAGAAATCCTAATCGTGGTTGAATATGGTGCATTGCTGTAATGGTATCAGAGTAGGTTGCTAACCTATCCAACAGAAATGTTGTACACGTTCGAATCGTGTATGCACCGCTCCATCTACCATGAGTAGATAGGAAATCCGACTTTAGCATAGCTATTGTTGGTTTTCGGAATGTATCTCAGTTGGGAGAGCGGAGGACGCATAGTCCTTGACGTCGCAAGTTCGAATCTTGCCTTTCCGATTCCTACGAATTGCCATCGTAGGAATAAATTACTCCTAAAGTATGGTTTGGTTTCCAGTACTCCACGTTGGGTGGCTAGTTGCGGTTCAAGTCCGTGTACTGGAATTTTTGTTTAAGGATGTGACTTATGGAAGAAAAATGTTGTAAGAATTGCAGAAGACATGATGACTTCACATGGGTTTGTTTCAATGGTGTCAGTGAATATTGTGCAGACTTTAGATGTCTTGATGATAGTTGTGAATGTTGGGAGGGTGTAAATAATGAAAATTCATGAAGCGATACGTCTGAGAAATGTATACGGTGGAGAAACGACTCTTAATGGTCTTGTAAGTCTAATACAAGGAAATAAAATTCATAGATGCCCGAAGTGCGGCGGAAGTGGAACTACTATCAAAAGAGTAAATCGTGCACAATACTGGGAGTGTTGCGATGATTACAAAGAAATAGAAGTTACTTGCGACTTATGTAACGGCGAGGGATACACCGAGAAAATATACAAGCCTAAAATGGTACAGGATGGATGGAAATGCGAATAGCAGGCAAAGAAATCAACGATGAATGTTCCAAGTGCGGGAATATCCTCGAATGTGAGTTGTTTCGACAGGGACATGGAATAAAACAGGAACGTGAGAATGTAGCAAAGATGATTCACTGCCAGATGAAACATAGGGAGGAAAGGGAAAAATGAATGAGCTGAAAGTATTGAATGAGCAGGAAGTATTGGGAAAGCAGTTTAGAGTTTACGGAACAGCAGAAGAACCGCTGTTTGTGGCTAATGATGTAGCTGATTGGATTGAACATAGCAACGTGACGGAAATGCTTAGAGGGATTGATGATGATGAAAAGCTGGTCTCAACAATTCTTAGGGCAGGTCAGAACAGGCAGATGAATATGCTTACTGAGAACGGTCTCTACGAAGTCCTGATGCAGTCCAGGAAGCCGATCGCAAAGCAGTTCAAGAAAGAAGTCAAAGATATTCTGAAGACTATCCGTAAGCACGGAATATATGCTACAGACAATGTTATTGATAACATTCTGAACAATCCAGACTTTGGCATTGAACTTCTGACCAAACTGAAAGAAGAACGTGCTGCAAGAGTAGAAGCCGAGAGGAAGAATGCTATTCTGATGCACGTAAATAAGACATATACCATTACTGAAATCGCAAAGGAACTTGGACTGAAATCGGCAATGCAGCTAAACCGGATTTTAGCAGAGAAGAAAATACAGTATCAGGTGAACGGTACGTGGCTTATGTACTCCAACTACAGCGATTGTGGATATGAGGAAATCAAACAGGAAGTATTGGATTCCGGGAAGGTAATCTACCATAGGCGAATTACACAGATGGGACGGGAGTTCATTCTTGGATTATTCGAGAAGACAGCGTAATTGAAAGGATAGATTTTCATGTTTAATAAACTTTTTAATCTTCCATATATGTGTGTTGGTCATACTCGTTCATTAATGAAATATGGAATCTACATAACCAACAACGGCTTAAAAATGTACGGAATACCCGTAACGCGCAGAGTTGCAGGACGAAAAGGAGTGAGAAAATATAGATGAGCATAAAATCAGCATTTGAATCTGAGGGGATAGATTTCTCTCAGGTAATGAACCCACCGGAGCCGTGGGACGGACGGGCATTAATAAAAAATATCAATGGCAAACTGTGGTATTGTTGTCCTTTTTGTGAGAAGAAAGCACTTCTGATTAGCCCAGAGACAAAAATTCGGCATCTTAAATTGAAATGCAAGGGTAGCAACTGCAAGAAAGAGTTCGAGGTGAATGTATGAAAAAATATGGTGTAGTGAACTATCCAATTAAGATTATTGATGAAAAAATCATTAATGCACTAGCTGACATTGAAGTACATCATGAAGAAGGCAGACGGATTATTTGGGTAGAATGCGTCATGAATTACACTGATCTTCCGGAGGAATGCATTCTTGAAATTGGATGTCTTAAAAGAAAATTCAAACTCATGCATATCGACTCAGCTACAACAGAATCTGGAATCTATAAACTTAAATTTATGTTTGAGCGAGTAGAAGATGTAAATGAAAAAGACGAGTGGTGGGATTCGCTTAGAAGTATTGTGAGGTGAACACATGAAAAAGGAGGGTATCAGATGCCAATAATCAAGTTAATAGACAGGACTACAGATATTTCGAGACTAAAAATGCGTCAAATGGACTGGGACACAGTAATTAATAGGAAACCGTATTTTGTCGTTTTAATAGAAGGCTATATACACACAATCGGTGGAAAATACGGAAATAACAATTTATGGGCTTATCCTAGGGACGAAAAACCAAATTGCGAGAATTTAGTTCAATTCGAAGGAGAACCCGTATGCTGGGGAATAAATTATGCGCCTTACAATTACGCTCGATGCAGACATGATGAATTTGAAGCAACTACGATTGGCAACGTGTTTATTACCAGAAACGGAGAAAAATTCTGCGATGTAAGAGGCGGAATTGAACGTGCGAAGTGCATGATTAATGATTTTTTAGAGCACCCAATGAATTTGAATGAAATTGATTTTGATAAAAATGTTATCGGAAGAAAAGTTTGGTGGCGTAGCGAACCAGCCATTGTAACAAGTTATATTTCTGGACAGGCGTGTGTCATATTGGAACCAGATGGAATGCCACAATTTACAACACCGGCAGAATTTGCAGGTGAGGGGTGTGAATATTATGTTGATGGTGATGTAAAAGCAGATATTCTTGATAAACATATTTGGTGGTTTAGAAAATAATGTAAATTTATTCGAGGTGAATGTATGAGTACTTGTTATGATTGTGCGTGTTCAAAAATTGAAACAGACGGCAGCGATGCGGAAGAACTTCAAAAGACTAAACCTGTGGAACTGGACGAACTTTCGGAAGAAACCAAGTTTAGAATTTATAAATTAATTGTAAATGAAATTGGAAAGCATTTTTACAATTGCGAGATGCGTATGTCATATAAAGACTTTATACTTGTTGAGGATTGCATCAGAAAAGTTTTGCAAGGAGAACAAGATGAACACAAAACGGATTAAATGTATTCTGACAGGTGGTTGCAAGTTCAAAAGTTCGGATACAGAATCGAAATGTAATGACAAAGAAAAGACTTGCACTATTACGGAAACTTGCTACAAATGCGGGAAGAAGTACACTGCCGTATTCACTTACAAACAATTAGGGATTCCGGATGGGGGTGACTAAATGAAGATTCCAGAATGTGACCATGATTTTGAAGAATGTGAGATATCCAATCCTTATAATTATGATTTTGATGAATTTAAGCCATGTGACTCTAATCAACGTTTCCATCCGTATTATTGTAAAAAGTGCGGAATACTTATCTTGAAAAAAGTAGTTGATAATGGACGAGGAACAGACAAATTTTTGTGGGAGGAATAAGAGTGAAAAAGATACCAACATTATTCGAACGAGAATTCAAAGACCATAAGGTTGTAAAGGGTCTTTTAAAAGTGCATCCGGGCATGGAATGGGTACTTGAAGGAGAAGGAATTGCAACAGTGAAATATGATGGTTCTTACTGTGCAGTAATTGACGGAAAATTTTATAAACAATACGACTGCGAGAAGGGTAAAATACCGCCAGAAGGATTTATCCCTTGTTGTGAGCCAGATTCCATTACAGGTCATTGGCCGGGATGGGTAAAGGTTGATGAGAATAATCCGTCTGATAAGTGGTTTGTAGAAGCATATTATGTAACTTCAATGTGGACAAATCAAGGCCTTAAATTGCCGTATGGCACATATGAAGCTTACGGAAAACATTTTCATGGCAATCCGTATAATGATGATTACGATGCCTTGATAAAGCACGGCAAAGAAATCGTTGAAGTCGAAAGAACATTCGAGGGAATCAAAAAATATCTTTCTGAACACGAGATAGAAGGATTAGTTTTCTGGAAGGACGGAATCCCACAATGTAAAATCAAGCGTTCAGATTTTGGTTTTGAATGGCCAGTAAAGGGGGGTTTATGAATCCAGTATTTATATTTCTAGTGATATGTGGAGCAGTAGCAGTATGGTTTCTACTTTACAAATTATTTCAACCACTAGGTAAATTATTGAATCACATTGGCAGAAATGCCATTGATGAGTTAAATAAAGATGAAAGTCAAAATGAGGAGGACAAAGAATGAAAAAAGGACTTTTAGGTGGAATTGGATTAGCTGTTGTGATTATTGCAGGACTTATATGCGTTGCAAAGTGTAGTGTAAAGGTTCCAGCCGGTTACATTGCGGTCGAGTACAAAATGAACGGGGGAATCTCCAAGGACGTACTTACGCAGGGATGGCATTTGATTTCACCTACAGTAAAAACTTCACTGTATTCTGTTGGAATCGAACAGTCTTATCTTACATCTGAAGATAAAGGCGATTCTCCAAAAGACGAAAGTTTCAAGACACCAACGGCAGATGGCAAATCTCTTTTAGTTGATTTGGAATTTTCGTATAAATTCGATCAGAACAGAGTAACTGATGTATTTACTCAGTTCAAAGGTCAATCCGGGGAATCCGTGAAAAACACCTTTATTAAGCCGAAAATGAAAGCATGGACGCAGGAAGTAACTGCGAAGTATCCAGTAACAGATGTTTTTGGTGATAAGCGTCAGGAACTGAATGAAGCACTTGACGAATATCTTAAACGGAAGTTTGAACCATACGGAATCATTATTGATACAGTAAACTTTACTTCTATTTCCACTGATGATGAAACACAAGCTGCAATCCAAAAGAAAGTAAATGCACAGCAAGAGCTTGAATTGGCCAATATTGAAGCTAAAACAGCCAAAGTACAAGCCGATAAAGATAAAGAAGTTGCACTGATTGCTGCTGAACAGGAAAAAGAAAAAGCAGCTATTCAGGCAGAACAAGCCAAAATTGATGCAGAAGGCAAATCTGAAGCGATTAAGATTAAAGCTGAAGCCGAAGCGGAAGCAAATAGAAAAATTGCAGAATCACTTACTCCTGAACTGATTGAAAAACAGAAAATTGATAAATGGAATGGTGAAGTTCCGAAGATTCAGGGAAGTAACACTTCTACCATCGTAGATACAAGAGATATGACAGCCGATGAGAATGCTGAATAATAAATAAATCAGTCAAAGAGCCACATGAGAGCCAGACGAAATCCTAAAAGAGGGGAGGTCTGGCTCTATTTTTATGTCAAAAATTACAGAAGGCTCATTTGAATGGTATCGGGCAATTCTAAATCAAATAATTAATGGTGATATGACAGTCTATCAAAATCAGAAGGACTGCCTTGATCTGCTTTTAAATATGAATATTGACCTTCCTTTCAAGGATAATCCAGATGCACGGAATATGGCAATGAAAGTCAGCCGGTACGCTCATACAGCTGCGGCAAGAAACGCGGCACTGACTGGAAGCGGTAATTTTGATGATATTTACTGGCAGTATTTATTGTTGGAAGCACAGAACTATCAGGTTGACAGCGGGCTTCTTTACCTTGAAAAGAACCGAATCCCGAAAGAACGATTCTATGAACCACGAAGAAATGTGTTCTTGCAGCATAACATCATAGGTTCACTGCAAGACCTGATGGATGATAAATTAGATATATTTGCATTAAGCGTACCTCCGGGTTGTGGCAAGAGTACTCTGGAAGATTTCTTTTTATCATTGGTAGGTGGATGGTTCCCGAATGACTTTAACCTGTCTTCGGCACACAGTAGCATTCTGACACGTTCCCTTTATGATGGTGTTCTGGAAATTATCAATGATCCCGTGGAATACACGTGGCATGAGATATTCCCTAACGTAGAAATTCAAGGAACAAATGCAAAGGAAACTACAGTCAATCTCGAAAGAAACGGACGATTTAAGACATGGACATTTCGTTCTATTGATGGCTCTTTGACTGGTGCCACTAGATGCAATAGATTTCTTACTGCCGATGACCTTGTGTCTGGTATTGAAGAAGCTTTGAATAAGAACCGACTTGATACCTTATGGACAAAAGTGGTAAATGACTTGCGTTCCCGTAGACTTGAGGGATGCAAAGAGTTTTATATTGCCACCAGATGGTCAGTACATGACCCTATCGGAAAACTACAGCAACTATATGCCGGAAACCCACGGGCAAGGTTTATTGCAGTTCCAGCACTTGATGAAAATGGAAAGAGCAATTTTCTGTTTACGGTAAATGGATTCTCAGAGAAATATTTCAATGATGCTAAAGAATCCATGGATGAAATTTCTTACAACTGTCTTTATCAGCAACAGCCGGTAGAACGTGAGGGATTATTATTACCACCGGACAAATTAAAACGATTCTTTTTCAGTAAAGAAGACGTGCCGGATGGATGCGCGGATGAATACATTATCATTCCAGATAAAGATGCAGATGCAATATGGGCGGTATGTGATACAAAAGATAAAGGAACCGACTTCGAATCATTACCGATTGCATACCAATACGGAGATAAATTTTTCTTTCCTGATGTGGTGTTTGATGACACTACAGACTATGACATTTTGGATAGAAAGACAGCAGATATTTTGATAAGACATAACCCACATAAGATTCGTTTCGAATCAAATAATGTCGGAAACCGTGTGGCACACAATATCCAGAAAATGATTACCGGAAAGTGCCGAGCTGAAATTGAGACAAAACCAACGTCAGCAAATAAAGAAACAAAGATTCTTGTAAATTCGGACTATATAGCAAAACATTTTTATTTTCTGCATCCAAGTCAGTACAAAGCAAAGTCTGATTACGGATTATTTATGGCTAATGTAACTACGTACACTACTAGGGCAAAAGTACCACATGATGACGGAATCGACTCTTTGGCTATGATGGCTGAGTACATACAAAATCCATTAGGTGGTAAAGCAACGGCAATGCAGAATCCATTTTGGGGAAGGAGATAGTATGGATATAAAGGAGTATCTGAATCAAATTCAACGATATGAAAAAGTTATAAATAACAAACTGGAAGAAATTGAGCACTTAAAATCACTTGCCACCAGTATTAGTGCTTCGGCATATGGCATTGAACGCGTTCAGACTTCAGGAAGCCAAGATAAAATAGGCGATACCATAGCAAAACTGGTGGACGCACAGCGTGAACTGGCTGATAATGTGGTAGAGCTTATGGAGAAAAAACAGAAACTCATAGATATTATAGAGTCTGTAAAAAATCCCCAGTATTATGATTTTTTGTATAAACGATACGTAGAGGGAAAAAAGCTAACTGTCATTGCAGATGAAATGGAATACAATGAAGAATATATTAAACAATTCCACGGGAAAGCAGTAAATTACGTAAAAGAAATGATTAATTTCAAAAGTTAGCACCTTTTCTTACTGAATATAACTTTCCGATTATGTATAATATATGATGAAAATGTATGAAGCATCGGGTGAAAACTCGGTGCTTTTTTCATGCTCAAAAACAGGAGGTATAGGCAGTGGGAAGAAACAAAAGCAATTTTGTTGACCTATGCCAAGGCGATTTTGGCAGAAAAACTGCCTACACTGGCGTAGCTCAAATTACTACCGAAAATGTTGTTCAAGTTCTATCTGATACGATTGGCACACATAATCGAAATAGAATGATGATTAATTATCTTTATCGGTACTACAAAGGCGACCAACCAATCTTATATCGGGAAAAGATTGTGAGGCCGGAAGTAAATAACAGAGTTGTCGAAAATCACGCTCTGGAAGTTGTCAAGTTTAAGGCAGGACAAATATATGGAGAACCTATTCAATATGTCTGCAAAAAGAAAAAAGCAGATAAAAAGATAAATGAACAGGTCGATCTGCTGAATGATTATCTGGACGAAGCAAATGCGGATGCCCGAAATATTCAGCTTGGAATATACCAGAGTGCCGTAGGAACTGCATACAAAGCAATTCTACGAGAAGACGATTGGACAAAAGATTGTGATTTACCACCATTTAGAATTTTTATTCCGTATCCGGGAGATGTTTATATTGTTTATTCCAGAAACACAGGAAAAGCAATGCTATCTGTTCAAATATTGAAAGATGAAGAGAATCAGCAATATTATCTTTGCTATTCTTCAAATCAATATTTCAAGATAAAGAACGGACAAGTAACCGTCAGCGGCATTAATGGATTTGGTGGAATCCCAATTATCGAGTATCCAAACAACCATGACCGGCTATCTGATGTCGAAATTGCAATTACAGCATTTGATGCGATCAACAAGTATCAGTCGGATAGATTAAACGGTGTTGAACAGTTTGTTCAAGCATTTATGAAATTCAAAAACTGTGAAGTTGACGAGAATGAATTTTTGAAAATGGTCAAGCTAGGAGCAATATCTGTAAAAGATGCTGGAAACGGTGTTCAGTCAGATGTTGACTTGATGACTGCGGAATTAAACCAGTCGGAGAGCCAAGTTGCTAAAGACGACATTTACAATAATATGCTGATTGTAGAAGCAATGCCAAACCGCCAGAGCAACACCGGTGGTGATACTGGTAATGCTGTATATTTGCGTAATGGATGGGATTTTGCAGAGCGAGATGCAAAACTTGTTGAAGCATTCACAAAAGAAGCCGAAAAAGCTTCTGTCAGAATTATTCTCAACATCATTCGCAAAACCTCCAATGATGTCAAGATTTCTACCAGAGATTTTGATGTCAAAATCACCAGAAACCCAACAGATAACATGCTTGTTAAAGCACAGGCACTTGATTATCTGTTCAAGAATAAAATTCACCCGCTTATTGCATTGATTACTTGTGGATTATTCAGCGATCCGCAAAAGGTATATGAAATGAGCTTGCCATATCTTGGAACTGTTTATCCCGAACTGGCAAACCCAGACGCAGAAATGAAGAAAGCACAAGAATTGATTAAAGATTTTAGTCAGAAATCAATTCAAAATCAATCAGCAACAATTTCTTCCACTGGTGAAGAATAGACGTTTTTACATCAATTATTTAAGGAATCTTGGAAAACTGAGATTCCTTTTTTAATACTCAAAAATATTGCAACAGCCCGTGAGCGCAAATCGGGCACAGATCATGTGCGGAGCGAACCGTGTGAACAAAGTGTGTTGGTCTGGAAGAAAGGAGATTTCATGACAAGAGAACAGGCAAAACAAGTACTTATCGGTATGGGAATTGAGGAGCCGTCTGATGAACAGGTGTCTAAATACCTTGATTCCGTTACAGGAGAAGTAAAGAAAGAAAAAGACAAAAATGCTTCATTACAAGAAAAAGCCAACAAGGCAGCAGACCTTGAAAAAGAATTGGAAGAGCTGAAACAGCAGAATATGACAGACGCTGAGAAAGCAGAACTGGAACGCCAGAAAGAAAAAGCTGCAAACGAGAAAAGAATTTCTGACCTTGAATCCGCACTTGCAACTTCCCAGAGAGAAGCACTGACAGGAAAAATCACTTCCATTTTTGCTAATGCAGGAATGCAAGGTGATGCCTACGCAGGAGCAATCAAAGCATTTTCCAATATGAATGAAGAAGATGCACTCAAAGAAGCACAGACTTTTGTTGATGGAATTTCCGAAGTAAATAAAACAACTCTCGATACTGCAAAAGCTGCATGGGAAAAAGAAGCCCTTGAAAACACGCCTAATCCGGGTGGTGGAGCTGGCTACAGTAACGAGACAAAGAAAAGTGATGCATCTGAATATGCAAAAGCGTACTCAGCAAGAATGAACCCAGAAATCAAACCGGCGGACGATAACGCACCGGTAAATATTTAATTCAAGTAAAGGAGATTTAGATTATGGCTTTTATGAAAACAGAGCAGTACGAATCCACACCTAATATCCTCGAATCCGAGGTAGGACTGGTACTTAAAACCTATACAGCAGAACAGACAAATGCTGAAACCGTTGGAACTAAGAAGATCATCAAAGCAGGTTCTGTATATCCGACAAATGCAACCGGTGCAAAAGGAATCGTATTTGAAGAGGTTGATATGACAGACGATGTAAAGAGACCAATTTCCGTAATTGTTGCAGGACGTGTTCTTGAAAAGAGACTTCCGGCAGTAGTCGATACTACCGCAAAGACAGAACTTGAAAAAGCGGGAATTGTTTTCGTAACCACTACAGACCCAGAATTTTAAGGAGGTATAACAGATGCCATTTAATGTATTAGAATCAATTACACAGGAAGAAAGACTTAACTTCTCTCAGGATTTCAGTGTTAAAAGACCTGGTATCCTTGATACCATTTTTCCAGATGTTAAAACCCAGTACCTGAAAGCTGAATACTACAGACTTATGGCTGGACAGAGACTGCCAGAAGTGGCATTCGTTCATGCGCTTGATACTGAAGCAGAAATCGGAACAAGACCGGGCTTCGAAAAAGTTCTGACTGAAAAACTCTTTATTAAGAGAAAAATCAATCAGTCCGAAAGATTACAGCAGGCAATTGAAAACGGTGTGCCGGATAATGAAGCACTGAAAGACTTTGTATTTGATGATGCAGCTAACCTTTTTGAAGGTGTTGTTGCCAGAGCGAATGTTATGAAAGGACAGTTCCTTTCTACAGGTGCCGTAAAAGTTAAAGAGAACAATGTAGATCTGAATATTGATTACGGCGTACCGACTGGTGCAAAAGTCACTCTTACAGACTGGTCTAGTCCAGATGCGGACATCATGGGTGATATCCAAAATATGGTTGCAGTTGCAGAAGACAACGGATTTGTTGTAAACAAAGCACTTACATCCCTAAAGATGATTAACTACATGAGAAACAATACTGCTATGCAGACAGCGGTTCTGGGAGCAGCAAACAAACGTCTTCTGACCAAACAGGAACTTGCAAATCTGCTTATGCAGGAATACGGAATCACAATTGATCGTTGCGATGAGAAATTCAGATTCAGAAAAGCGGATGGTTCTCTCAAAACAGGAAGATACTTCAAAGAAGATGTATTTACTCTGTATGAAGCAGATGCAAACGGTTCTTTCGGTACAGGACTCTGGGGCGTGACACCTGAGGAACTTGAATACAGACAGTTCATTCAGGAAGAAAACCGTTCTTTTGTAACACTGTCCATGTGGGCTACACAGGATCCGGTTGCAGTATGGACAAAAGCGTCCGGTATGTTCGTTCCGGTTGCTCCGAAAGCTAATGGCGGTATCGTTATCGGTACAAAGGGGGAATAACCGGGCATAGTCTCAATGAGAACAGCCAATCACCGTCTGTAGCAAGTGTTGGATCCGAAGAACCAACACATAAATACACAGAAAGTGAGCTGTCTAATATGACTGTACCACAGTTAAGGCAGCTTGCAAGTGATAATGGCTATGCCCTGACCTCAACAAATAAGGCTGGTATCATTTCTGAAATATTAACTCGGCAAGGGTAGGTGATTTTGGATGAACGAAGAGCTTATAAACGATTTGGCAAACTATCTGAACGATGACACAGAATCACCTGAAATGATTTCTCTTGCCGTAAAACGGGCAATTCGTTCGTTCAAGAATAAGAGAAACTATCCTTCAAGTTATACAGATGAAAAAATAGATAGTGACATGGAAAAATGCTATGATTGCATATTTGATTTAGCCCTCTATTTTCTTGTGAAGCAGGGTGCTGAGTTCCAAGGATCACATTCTGAATCTTCTGTAAATAGAAGTTGGGAATCTGAAACCGAAATTTATATTAATCATGGTGTTTTTCCTTTTGCTGGAAGTTTGAGTTAAAAAAGATGGGATGGAACGCAATGTGTTTTTCCTCCCGGTACGTTGCAGGGTTGCTCATTAAAGTAGGGAAAGAGCAAAAATCTTATAGGGAGTGAAAGAAAGGAAAAGCGATGGGATGTGAACATGAGTGCTTTAACAATCACCGCTTCGAAGAAATTGAAAAATGTATTCATGATATGCAGGAAAAGCAGTCTGAAAGGCACAAGGAATTTTATTCAAGAATTAATAAGCTCGAACAGCAGACCGCTCTGTATAGCAATGACTTAGATCATATCAAAGAAACAGTCGATGAAATGAACAACAATTTAAAAATCCTCATGGCAGTCCCAGGCAAACGTTACGACACCATTATTGTATGCATTATAACGTCAGTCGTGGGAGCAGTTGTAGGATTTATGTTGAGCGGTGTATTTCCTATGTAACAAATTGATTCCACTTGTAAGGGAGGACGGTGGAGTTATATGAATTATGCAGATTTTTCAGAAAATGAAAGAAAATTTTACTTGCAAGAAGCAGGTTTTGATTCACGTGAAGAAAAATTATTTCGATTACGGGCTTATGACGAAAAAACATTATGGGAAGCATCTGAATTAATGGGGTACAGTCCCAGAACCATAGACCGAATCAATAAAAAAATAAAGCAAAAAATTGCCAAAGTTGCCCCGATGTATATTCGGGGCTTTTCTTTGTATAATGGCGGAAATGTGGCGAAATAGTGACGTTCAAATACAGCGTTCCTTCCTATATAATATAATCATAGGAGAAAACGTAATGATTATATTAAGAAACCCTTACGAGGGTATATGGGAAAAGCATCGTTCTATAGATGATATGGATATGATTCTTGAATCCCGGACAGGAGGAACAGATTATGGCAGGTTATCCGTATTATCCGCAACAGCCAATGATGAGCAACCCTTACGGACAAATACAGCCGTATCAAGACAGGTTGGCACAATTACAGAATAACTATCAACAGGCAATGCCATATGGACAAATGCAGATGCAGCAGTCTGTACAACAAATGCAGCAAATGCCGATGCTTCAAGGGCAAATGGTGGATGGAATTGATACTGTAAAAGCAAAAGATGTGGATATGTCTGGAAATTCTGTTTATTATCCAAAAACAGACGGAACAGAAATATACAAAAAGCAATTACAGGCAGACGGAAGAAGCAGGATTTTTGTTTACCGACTTGTAAATCCAGACGAACAGCAGCTACCGAAGCAGGAAGAAAAACAGATTGACATTGAGTCTATGTTTAATCAGCTTCGGAACGATGTTTGTTCTGAGATTTCTGGAATAAAAGATTTGCTACCGACACAAATATCGGTCACAAATGATTCCCCAAGACAGCAGAATGGAGGTAAGCAGAGATGAATTTCAGCCCAAATGCCATGATGAAAAAGCAATTTGAAAGAATGATTTCTCAGAGGTTCGGAAGTGTGGATAACATGATGAACGATATGAGTAAATTTGCAGGAAATAATCCAACATTGAAGAATGCGTTGGATTTATACAAAAAAGGTGATACAGACCAGTTGCATCAAATACAGCAAAATGTATTCAATGAAAAGCACTTATCACCAGACGGAATTATACAGAAATTCCTTGGATTATAACATTTCCCCATAATTGGGTGATTCAAAATCGCTACAATTTGGGATGACAGCCGCGGATGTCTCCTATTGTAAATAATATTTAAGGAGACTAAAAACATGATGAATGGTTCAAATTACAGCCTTAGTGACATTGCTGCCGCTACAGGCTCTAATAATCGCGCCAATGATATGTGGGGCGGTGATGGCTTTTCACTTATCTGGCTTGTCTTGATCTTTGCTATCTTTGGATGGGGAGGTTTTGGCGGCTGGGGCGGCGGCTTCGGTGGAAATGGTGGAAACGGTGCAAATGGTGCTGGATTCCAAGGATGGGCTACACGTGCCGATATCAATGAGGGATTTGCTCTTAATGATATCCAGAATGGTATCAGAGGTATTCAGCAGGGCATCTGTGACAGCACGTATGCTCTCAACAATACCATGCAGAGTGGATTTAATGGAGTGAACGTTGGAATGCTCCAAGGCTTCAATGGAGTTCAGCAAGCAATTAATGCTGATACAGTGGCTAATATGCAGAACACAAATGCATTACAGTCTCAATTAGCAAATTGTTGCTGTGAAACAAGGGAAGCTATACAGGGCATCAACTACAACCTGGCAACCAACACTTGTGCTCTTCAAAACACAATGAACAACAATACCAGAGATATTCTGGACAATCAGAACAGCAATACTCGTGCCATTCTTGACTTCCTGACTCAGGACAAGATTGCAACATTACAGGCAGAGAACTCTGATCTGAAGCGTGCTGCATCTCAGGATCGCCAGTCCGCGCTGATTACAACTGAAATGAATGCACAGGCACAGCGATTAATCAATGCAATTAATCCAGCTCCAATTCCTGCATTTCAGGTACCGGCTCCGTATGCATACGCAGGATGCAACGGATATGGAAACAGTTGCTGCTAAGTAACTCACCCTTAGAGGTTGACTAATTCTAAGAGGTGGGTTGCGGCTCACCTCTTATTTTGATTGAGAGGTAGAAATATGAGTTGTAAAAATGTTTGTAAGCTCTGTAGTCATCTTGTGATCAGTCAAGCTGTTGCGTTTACAGGGGGTAATCTTGTAATCACACTTCCGGCAGGCAATTACAACAACGGAGAGAAATATTGTATTGTTGTTGCGCAAAGCATACCGGAAGCAACCACAATTTCTGCTCCGGTAGTAATTCAGATAGGAACGGGAACAACCCTGTATCCATTGCAGAACCGTTGTTGTGCTCAGGTTACAGCGTCTGGCATAAGAACCAGAACGAAATACGCAACCAGAGTCGCTACAAGTGCAACTGGTGGAGCATTCAAGATGTTAGGAAATCCGGCTTGTAGTCCAAGTAACAATTTGACAGCAATTAATGGTACAGCCCCAACAGCAGATACACCTGTTACGCAGGCTGTTAGAAAGGGGGAACTGTAATGCATAAAGCTGCAATGGAAATGGGAAAATGGGCTATGGAAAAAGCCAAGGCATGTGGCTTCGACAAGCTTAGTCCGCAAGACTGGGACGATTTGAAAGACTGCATGGAATCCGTAAAGTATGCGATTTGTGCAGATAAAGACTACAGAATCGTAGAAGCTATGGACGAATGCGAACAGGAAGAAAAGTATCTTGGACGCATGGGATATGACAGGTATCGTTATTCCAATGGCAGATTTGCCCCAAAAGGCAAAGGAAGTCGTATGGGATATAAACCATATCTGTACATGGAAGATGATGACTGGATGGACGAGTATCTGAACAATCCAGAGTTTGAGCGTAATATGTACCGCATGGGTTATCATCCAGACCGTAGTGATATGAGGATGGATGGAATGAACCATAAGCAGTCCAGATACGGCGAAAGCTATGACAGATACAGTGAGAATCGCAGGCATTACCATGATTCCAATGATACAGAATCCAAGAGAAAAATGGATGATTCCATGAAAGAGTATACGTCTGACATTATCCGTAATCTTACAGAGATGTGGTCAGATGCAGACGCAACTCTTAGGCAGTCGATGAAAACCGACTTAACTCGTCTGATACAGCAGATGAATTAACAAATAAGAATTAAATTTAGTCCTTGTTGCAGAAATGTGACAGGGACTTTTTATTTGGAAAAAGGACAGTGACAAACCATGCTAAGACAATTTTACATGAACGGGGACTTATGGAGAGTTCACTTTGTGTCACCTTATGATAATGTTTTAATTGACCGCACAGGCCAGAAAACACTTGCGGTATCAGATTATTCTACAATGACAATTTCGATTGCAAATAATCTGCATGGGGAACTTTTGAACCGGGTGTTTATTCATGAATTAGGTCATTGTGTGATGTTCAGCTATGGTCTATTACCAGAACTTCATCGTATGGTTAAGAAACGGTATTGGGTGGACGCGGAGGAATTTGTATGTAATATTCTGGCAGACTATGGACAGTTTGTTATTGGCACAGCCAGAGATATCTTAGGAAACCAGTTCACATATGTGGCTCCTGTTGGGGCAGAAAGGATGATTGCATAGATGGCAAAAGCAGAAAACACAGTTATTTTCGACGGCATCAAGTATAATCCTGGCGACGAGTTGCCGGATTTAGGCAGTTGGGTGTGTACGGATGCAAGAGGTATGGTTCGTGATTATGAAGGGCTGCCAAAGGACGTGGCGAAACTTCCACATTACGTACAGAGTGGTTCTTCGGCGTTGTGCCTTGATACTTCTGAATTATACGAATATCACAAACCTACCGATACATGGTACAAACTGTAAAGGAGAAGCGCATATGGCATTAACAGCAAAGAAAGTATATGCAATATTAAAACGCCAGATTTCCGATATGGAAGCAAAATTAAATAGCCCTGTAAGATACAGAGGTACAGTTGCGACTGCTGATTTGCTTCCATTAAATCCAAACATTGGCGATATGTACAATATCGAGTCTAAGTCGGTCTACGGCGAAGCAGGAATGAATGTGGCATGGAACGGCGTAGTTTGGGACACTATGGGCGCTCCAATTGATATGTCACTGTATCTCACAAAAGAAGAAGCAGAGACGGTAATACAAAGATTAGTTACGGAATATTTTGAAAAGAATCCAGTCAAGCCCGGAGCCACGACAGAACAGGCACAGCAGATCGAGCAGAACAAGACTAACATTGCTTCGCTAAAGGAAGATTTAATATCTAAAGCCGATAAAACATCCCTTGTCAAAACTGACAGAAAACTCGATGCACTCTGGAAACTCAATCAGGGTATCAGCTATGAATTTCAGACAGATGATGCGGAAGCTTACCAGAAAACGGTTCCAAGTGGTGCGAAAGTAGCAAGCATTAAAAGCATCGGAGGTAAGACGATTGTTTGGAATCAGTTGAATTTAAATAATGAGCAATCTATTACGAAAAATGGTATTTCTTTTATAAACAATAAGGATGGTTCGTGGACAATAAATGGAACTTGCAGTGTATCTAACGATGAAGGAATTACTACAATCATATATTTATTTGCACCAAAATATGTATCAGGTCATAAATATTTAGTTAAAGCCGATAAATATTCTGATGAAAATTATGGTTTTGCAATTAACGGCAGGACTTACCCACTAAAAAAAGCAATAATTATTAATTACGCTTTTAATCCAATAATATTTGTAAAAGACAAAGTAACCGTGGATAACGTTACGATGCGAATGAATATTTTTGACCTCACCCAGATGTTCGGCGCAGGTAACGAACCATCCACCCCAGAGGAATTCGAAGCTATGTTTCCAGCAGACTATTATCCGTATAATGCAGGTGAACTGATGAGTGCTTCTGTGAATGAAGTTATATATTTAGATACCAAAAATCAAGAAACATCATATCCAATCCCACAAGCCATTCTTGACCTAGATGGTTATGGAGAGAGTGGGAATTTTGTTGATTTTGTGGAAAAGAAATATCACAAAGGGGACAGGACAATTGATATATCAGACATTATGGGAGATACATTCCAAGATCCTCTTGAAGTTGAAGCAGGCGGTACACTGACATTTAAAAACAGTCACGGTGATGATTACAGAATCCCTATACCAAGTTCTGAGGAATATGTAATATCTTTAGCGGAGGTGGCAAAATGACTGAAATGCAGAAAAAGATGATTAAGAAACTTGGTTTGGCTGAATCAGACTTTGAGAAAAAAGAAACGGTGGTAAGCAATGAAGAACGTATCAATGACCTTGAGATTGCTGTCTGCGAACTGCTTGAAACACTTGGAAATGCTGAATAAGAAAAGGAGAAATAAAATGATGGCAAAAGTTTATTTTAACAGATTGATTGTAGGAACTATTACATATGATGCAATTCCTGAGAAATATCAGGACAAAGTAAGAGAATATGGTATTGAGTATGTGAAAAAAGGAAAACTTCCTGTGGAAGAATATGAAATGCTGTATAAAGAGGAATATCCAGAGAGTAAGTAATTAACTAAAGAGGGCATTAATCATACTGGTGCAAGTCCAGTTACGGGTATTTACCGCTAAGTGTAGCGAACCACAATGTAGATTCTGATATGGATAAATCTGAAGAAATGAAGAACGAAACTGAAATAAAATAAACAATCAACCATTTAGGAGAGAGCAGAAATGTTCTCTTTTTTTGCATTGGAGAAAGTATTATGAGAGGATTAAAAAGACAGAAACAGACCGTGTACTGGTCAAGAGTAACCGAAACACTTGAGGGAATAGATACCGTACCGACATACAGTCAACCGAAAAGCTTTGAGTTTTCTGTATCATCTACCGCAGGAACGCCAGAGGAAATATCGGCAGGAATCGTGCCAGATTACGATAGATACATTACTTCCTTTAACCGTTCTTTCCATCCGCAAGAGGGAGATGTATTTTGGATTGATACCGTGCCACAGGTTGACACACTGGAAAATCTGGTTCTGAAAGATGGTATTCATACAACACCGCCAGATTACCGCTTGAAGAAAATCCTTGATACGCAAAGAGGAAATCTGGCTAGATATGGAATTAAAAAGATAGGTGCAGAAGAATGAGCGGACGAGTAATCAAATGCAATCTGAGCCAAAAATCTATTGGAAATGCAATCAAAGAGTTGAAAGCATATCAAAACAGCCTTCGCGATAAAAATGAAGTATTTCTTAAAAGACTTTGCGAATTGGGAATTCCTGTCATAGACGAAAATATTATGTTGGCACAAGGAGATTCTGATAAAAACCACAATACCTACATCAAAATCAACAGGTTCGGAAATTATGCGCAGGCAACTCTTGTGTGTGAGGGTTCTGATCTAAGTTTCATAGAATTCGGTGCAGGTATCCATTACAACACTCCGGCTGGAACAAGCCCGCATCCAAAAGGAGAAGAATTTGGTTATACAATCGGTTCTTACGGACAAGGCAAAGGAAAAAACGAATCGTGGGTATATGTGGCAAACTCTGGCGAATGGGTGCGTTCTTATGGTACAGAGGCTACAATGCCCGTGTACAAAGCAAGCGTAGAAATTATGCAGAATATCCGTAGAATCGCAAAAGAAGTGTTTTCTGCATAAAAACATAACACCTTTTCTTACTGAATATAACGTCTGTTTTATGTATACTGTAAGATATAAAAGCATCTACCGAAATGGCGGGTGCTTTTTCTATGCTCAAAACAAGGTGGTGACAGAGATGCCAGATGTAGTGAAAAATCCAGTTTCAGACGTATTTGAACGATGGAAAACAACTATTGAACCCGTTGTAGGAAAAGGGAACTTTTCTAATGACGAAAGTCAGACGGTAGCTTCAAACAAAAGGGTTTACGCACGTTTGTTCTTGCTTGGAAATCCAACATCACGTGGCAATCTTGAGGGGGATGAGTGCGCGACAACGCCATCTTTCCAATCAGAATCCTATGCGGCTGGTTCAAAAGCTTCTTCAAAAGTATATGAAATTGACGATGCCAGCCACAAGGCCATGGTTGACATGGGGTTCCGTAGGATATACGGGCCCGTAAGACAGAATAATGCTGATAACAGCATAAAACGTGTTGTTAGCAGATATAGCCGGATTTATACCGGTACATTACTCTAGGAAAGGAGTGAGAAAATATGGAACAGATTATGAATTACGTGAAACCGGAACTTCTTATTGTTGCGGTTGTACTGTACTTTATCGGAATGGGTATTAAAAAGTCCGAAGCCATACCGGACAAATATATTCCGGCAATCCTTGGTGCTTTAGGCATTCTGATTTGTGGAATTTATGTTATTGCTACATGCGCTATATCTGGCGCGCAGGAAATCGCAATGGCAATTTTTACCGCAATCACACAGGGAATCCTCGTGGCAGGTCTGAGCAATTATGTGAATCAGTTTTTAAAACAATTGAGCAAAGAAGAATAGAAAGGACGGTGATCCTTTTATCTCCCGGTACAGGGTTACGTACTAGAACCAGAGCCATTAAGGCTCTTTTTTATTGCAATAAGTTATAGCCGAAAGGCAGAAAGGAGCAAAAATGGCACGATTAACTACACTTGGTGTGAAATTTTCATATGCCGTCGAAACCGTGAAAGGCACAAAGCCTACCAAATTCACACAGCTGGAAGAAGCCTCTTCCATCGGCGGTATTTCTCTTGACACAGAACAGATTGACGTTTCTGCACTGGAAGATTATCTGACACAGTATGCAGCTGGTAGACAGGATACTGGTGGTACATGGGAAATTGAATTCATCATGGATCCAGATAAATCTGTTAAACAGATTAAAAAACTGTACGAAGATTCTAAAGCTGCAAAAACTACAGGACTGGCAACCTGGTTTCAGGTGTCGTTCCCGGATATGTCCGACGCATTCTTTGTTATTGCAGAATGTGGTCGCGAAATTCCAATGCCAGAAATTGCACAGAACGAAGCAGCAACCATGTCTATTTCTCTTATCATCAATACATATAAGGGACTGGATACCAAAATTGAGCCGACAGCGGCTGCTGAATAAGATGTAAAACAGGGAGGATAATTCATGTTTAGTTTCTCAGCGAATGGCAAAACATACAAAGTAAAATTCGGATATGGCGTACTTACTCAGTCAGACATTCTTACACAAGTGTCTTCTATGGGAGCAATCAACAATCCGAAAGATATGATTAAAATGCTTCCAGAACTGATTCTGGTAGGATTGCAAAAAAAACACAAGGATGAATTCGGATATGAAACCGAAGAAGAAAAGCGAATTGCATATGAAAAGGTATGTGATCTTCTGGACGACTACGAAGATGAATCCACAGAGGAAAATCCTCATAATGGATTTACTTTATTTGAAAAAGCAAGTCAGGAGCTTGAAAAGAACGGTTTTTTATCCGGAATGGTAAAAGCAATGGAGGAGAAATCGGAGGAAGAAAAGAAACTTCCGAAGACTCCACAGGATCACAAGAAGAAGAGTTAACTTTTCCAGAAGTAGTCCATAAAAAGCTACTTCCACTTTATTTGTCTATTGGCGTTTCTGAGGAAAAGTTTTGGGATTCCACACCATATGATTTAGAACCATACATGGAAGCCTACAACTTGAAACGTAAAGTATCAGATGCAGAAGCATGGCAGTTCAACATGTACACAATGTGTGCAGTTCAGACTGCGGTTGCAAATGTGCTTATTGGTAAAAAGTCAAAGGCTGAATACCTTAAAGAGCCATTTTCACAAACAGCTGAAAAGCAAAAGCAAGAGGATGAAGAGAATCTTTCTGAAGCAGAAAAGAAACGGCAACGTGACAGGTTGCTCATGACATTGCAACTCATGCAAGCAAATTTTGAGTTGAATCATGGTAATAATGACGAGGGCAGGCAGGATTAAAAGTCTTGTCTGCCCTTTATTTTTTTGATTAAAAGGAGGTGCTTTAATGGCCGATAATACCATAGATACCCTCAATATACAAATAGACAGTAGCACAACTCAGGCGGTACGGTCTATTAATAACCTTGTAAAAAAATTAGATACATTAAACACTGCCCTTGGAAATCTTGACATAAGCCGGTTAAATAATTTTTCCAATTCTTTAAAAAGTTTAGGTAGCGTGAATTTTAAAACAAATGGATTGAATGCGGCTATAAACGCTATCAATCGTCTTGGAAAATCCGATTTCAGTCAGTTTGATACAGGAAAATTAGGTGAAATTCTTACCGAGATGCAGAAACTTGATGCTATTCCAGACGTTTCTCCGAGCGTTAGCCGGTTCACAACCGCTATAGCTAAACTTGCCAACACAGGACAGTATATCGGCAATGTATCAAAGGAACTTCCGAATCTTGCGACAGGTTTAAATAATACGGCTGCTAAATTAGGCTCCATGAGCGAAGTATCAGCATCCGCCAATGCTTTTATTACTTCTCTTGGAAAATTAGCTAGCGCAGGAGATAAAACTGGAAAGACTGCAAGTCAATTATCAACTCTCGCGCAAGAGGTTTTGAAGTTTTTTGACGCAATGAAAAGCGCACCAAATATCAGTTCAAGCACAATAAGAATGACAGAAGCTCTTGCAGTATTAGCATCGTCTGGAAGCAAAGTAGGGCGTGCCACAAATAGCGTTTCGAATTCATTCACCACGCTTTCTTCGTTAGGTTCAAAAGCAAGTACTGTAATCCATGGGCTGACAAATGCTTTTCAAAAATTTGCTTCAAAAGCTATTTCTTTAGGTGGAAAAGCTATATCTTCAATCGCAGGTATTGGAAATGCATCTTCTGAAGCCGGCGAAAAAATAAGAAGATTGTCAAATCCTCTGAGTTCGGTAACGAATAAGCTGGGTGCTCTTTACGCCAAAGGTTTCCTCGCAAAAAGAGCATTAGATGTTCTGACATCGCCAGTAGAATCCGCAATGAACTATGTAGAGGCCCTGAACTACTTCAACTCTGCATTCAATCAGGTGGCAGAAGGAATCGACACTGACGAATGGAAAAAAAGTGGTATAAAATCTGCTGAAGCATATGCAAATTCATTTCAGGAAAGAGCAAAACAGCTTTCACAGAAACTGACAGGATTCGAAGTTTCAGATACTGGTGAACTGACTAGAACCAATACCGCCAGTCTTGGACTTGACCCGGAAAAGACTATGCAGTATCAGGCAACGTTTGCACAGATGGCATCTTCTATGGGCGATACATCTGAAACAGCATTGAAGTTATCAAATGCGCTTACAATGATCGGCGCAGACCTTGCATCCGTAAGAAATATGGACTTTGAAGATGTATGGCAGGACATGGCATCTGGCTTGACTGGCATGAGCCGCGCTATGGATAAGTACGGCATTAATATCCGTAATGCCAACATGCAGCAGGAACTGTATAATCTTGGAATTAATACCAGCATATCGAATTTGTCTCAGGCAGATAAAACGATTCTGAGAACGATTATCTTGCTGAACAACTCTAAGTATGCGTGGGCTGATTTATCAAACACGATCAATCAACCGGCAAATCAAATTCGTATGTTGCAAGCTAACTTTGCATCCCTTGGTAGAACAATAGGTTCCTTATTCATTCCTATACTGCAAACAGTTCTTCCGTATATCAATGCAATCGTAATCGCATTACAAAGAATGTTTGCTTATATTGCAAAATTGCTTGGAATCAAACTGTCTAACTTTGTATCATCTACTGGCGGTATTTCTGTAGATACTAGCAACATTGCGGATGATATGGATAATGCCAGTGATTCTATTGATACTGCAAATAAGAATGCCAAAAAACTCGAAAAAACATTGTCGGTTCTTTCATTTGATGAACTGAATCAGCTTAATGACAATTCTGATTCTGCTAGTACAAGTAATCCATCTTCTGGCTCTGGCGGTGGCGCATCACATCTTCCAGCGCTTGATGCTGCATTAGATGATGCTTTGTCTGCATATCAAAAAGCATGGGACGAAGCATTCAAGAAAATGTCCAACAGGGCAAATGAAATGGCAGATGCCATTGTAAATGCCTTTAAGAGAAAAGACTGGAAAGGTCTTGGAAAAATCATGGCTGATGGCATTAACTGGGGAATGCAAAAGCTTTATGATTTCATTAACTGGAATAACGTAGGCCCTTACATCACTAAATTCACCAGCGCATTCACCCAAACATTTAACAGTATGGTTGATAACATCAACTGGGATTTGATGGGACGTACTGTTGGTGCTGGTATGAATACTATTGTAAATACTGCAAACCAACTTCTGGAAGGAATCGACTGGAAGAACCTTGGTGCTAAATTTGCAAATGGTATTATGGGGCTTGTTCGTGAAGTTGACTGGGGCAATTTTGGTAATTTACTTGGAAATTCCTTTATGCGTGGTTGGGATATTTTCTCTGGATTCGTGAAAAATCTTCAATATGGAGAAATTGGAACAGCTGTTGCAGAAGGCTTGAATGGAATCTTCGAAAAGATTAGTTTTAGTGAAATCGCTCATACACTCGCAACTGGCTTGAATGGTGCTTTTGATACGCTTGCTTCTTTCACTGCGACCTTTGATTGGGATGAAATGGTTGATAATATCACAGGTGGTATTGTGACTTTCATGCAAGAATTTGACTGGAAAGAGAATGGACAGAAACTTGAAAATTTTATCAATCATCTCTTGACATCATTAATTGACATCGCAGAAGGTGTCGATTGGGAAGCGTTTGGCCACAATGTAGGCGTATTCCTCAGTGAAATTGACTGGGGAAAACATCTTGCACAGTTACTTACGGTTATCGGAGACGTTCTTGGTGGAATCTGGGAAGGACTTGGAACAACATCTGCTGGCACATTTGTTCAGGCAATGGCTGTTTTTGCTATTGGTGACAAATTAATGCCACTCGTTGACACCATTACCAAATTCTTTACAGGCGATACTGTTTTTGGAAATCTTTCTAAAGCTGTACGAGGTATGCTGAGTCCCGCAATCACAGAAGCTGTAGCGACAACTATTCCGGCTCTTGGGACATCGTTAGGTTCACTTGTTGCAACCGGTGGTGGAATTGCTCTTGCAGTAGGTGGTGCAGTATTACTTACCAAGAAATTAGCAGGACTTTTTGAGACCATGCAGGGTGGTAATGGAATGACTACACAGTATGGTGGTTATCTCCATGATTACGCAACGCAGCTTACCAATGTAGCAAATCTTACAAACGATCAATCGGAAGCGTTGTGGCAGTTGATTGAAAAGGACGAAGAGCTTGGAAAAACTCACGATGAAATGTACTCTGATATGGTTAGCAAACTTTCTGAGTATGGTGTTTCAGCAGAGCAAGCTAGAACAGCTCTTGAGCAATACGGAGCGCAAGCAGGTATATCAGCAGATTTTGTTGAAGGAATGACTGATAAAATATCTGCTCTTGGGGGCGGTATCTCTGAGGCTGCTGGCAAATTTGATTCCAGCAAAATTAGTGTGTCTGATCTAAAAGATACCTTATATCAGTTGACACTTAAATCTGATGAATTTGGAGGAGTTTATAAGACTGCATGGGATAAAATCAGTGAAGTACCTTACAGCAACACAACCGATGCGTTGGATGCTGTTTACACGTGCCTAAAAGATGCCGGAGTGCCACTTGACGAACTCGATAAGAAACTGAGTGAAGATTTCCCGAATGCGACCATTACAACAAAAACAGCGGTTGAACAAAATATTGTAGGAGCGCAAAAGACCATTTCTGCATCTGTTGGACAAGCATCTAAAGATACAAAGACAGCCACAAATGAAATGGCAAAAAATGCCACAGATGATTTCTCGGAAATCCAGAAGCAAGCCGATACTTACATGAAAGGCATGGAAAGCACAACTACTAGCTCATGGGGCAATTCTTCCAGAGAAGCTACATTGAAAGCCAGGGAAATGAAGAATGCCGTAAGTACAGAGCTTGGAAATATGGACAAATCTGTAACAAGCCATTTCCAAAGTCAGTACAACATTGCTTATAAGAAATGGGAGAATATCGGAAGAGATATTTCTTCTTATATTTCTGGAAGTATGTCAAAGAGTATGGAAAGCTCTTTAAATAGCTTCATGAGAACTATTCGTAGTGCATTTAGTAATATGTACAGCATTGGTCAGAACGCGATGCAGAGTTTAACTGACGGAATGAGATCCGTTCATATTTCGACACCACATATCTACATGAATTCTAGTGCATCTGCAAGTGGCAATAGTATGTCCTACAGATGGGATTCTGGTGTAAATTGGTATGCAAAAGGTGGTTTGTTCAAAAATGCATCTGTCATTGGTGTTGGCGAAGCAGGACAGGAAGCCGTTCTTCCACTTGAAAACCAGAAAGCCATGAAATCCATTGCCGACAGCATCATGTCCGGCTATGACGGCAACATGGGGCTTACGAAAGATGAGATCATGGAAGCTGTCGAGCGTGGCGTAGTTACTGCTTTGATGAACAATGGTGGCTTTGGTGGTTCTTCACCAGAATACATTATGAACAGCATCAAAGTGAACGAGCGTGAACTGGCACGAATCGTCACAAAGGCTCAGAACAACACAGATTACCGCATGAATCCGTCACCTGTGTATTGATTTTACGGTATGGATGTGGTAATATAATAAATGCATAAACGTTAAGAAGAGAGCACACTAAAGATGAAACGAGGGAAAAACCTCACGATTCTTTGGTGTGCTCTTTTTTGTTTGGTAAAACCAACAGGCTAGACCGATCATCGAAAAGCGGAAATGCCTTGCCGCCTGCCTGTTGATTTACATACATTTCAAGGCATCTTATATACGAAAGGCAGGTATTTTTTTATGAAATTCAAAGAACAATCAAAAAGTCTCAATATTCCAATATCAAGAGAGCCTATTATCTACTTTCTTCTGGACGGAGATGAAGTAGTTTATGTCGGGCAGTCTAGGTTGGGCCTTTTTCGTCCGTACAGCCACACAGACAAACATTTTACTTCGGTTTCTGTTATTAAATGTCAACTAGAAGAACTGGATTCTTTGGAGATTTTTTATATCAGAAAATATTTACCAAAATATAATCAAAAACTTGTTGACGATAAGCATGAGTTCTCTTTTGGAAAAGTAAGAAGAATAATAAGAGATCAAACAGATTTTAAAAATTGTACTGTTTTTCATATAAGGAAAATGGTAAAAATTATGAAAATAAATACTTTTTCTATTCAAGATACTTTTTACATGGTATCTGATGATGCAGAAAAAATAATTGATTATGTAAATTCTCATTATGACGGTCATGAATTAAAAGTGTCGTAATTTTGGTAAAACCAGTAGGCTAGGTCGGCCACCGAAAAGTGTAGCTCCATGATACACTTGCCTACTGTTTTTATAAATCATGGATCTGTGGCAACAAGGTGCCACACATTAACGACATGGAGGTTATCTATTATGAGCAGTACAGTTAATAAAATTAAAAAAGCAGTTTTACGTGAAGATTTACTTGCCATTACAGGGGATTTTCGCAAAGCAATTATATTGAAACAGTTTATCTATTGGTCAGAGCGAGTATCAGATGCTGACAAATTTATAGAAAAAGAAAACGAAATTGCCAAGAACAATGGCGAAGAAGAACGAGAATTATTTTACGGATGGATTTACAAAACAGCAGATGAACTTGCTGAAGAAATAATGCTTGGATTATCTGCAAGTCAAGTAAGACGCTATGTAAGAGATTTGGTTGATATGGGCTTTGTCTCCAAAAGAAATAACCCAAAATACAAATGGGACAGAACATTGCAGTATCGGGTAAATCTCGTTAATATAGCAAAAGCTTTGAAGGAAAAAGGGTATCCGTTGAGTGAATATAAGATTGAATTGCCGGATGATTTGTCCAATGTGCATGGGTGCGCAATCAATGAAGTACATATGGAAAATCAATCAGTTCCAGATGCTTGTGCTATACCAGAAACTACTAACAGAGAATATAATTCAGACATTACTAATACAGAAAATAAAGACTGTACTTTATCAAGTACAGAGAAAAAGACTTTACCATTGTCTGGTAAAGGAGTAAAGACTTCTGCTCCTAATAATAATATAAATATAAATATTAATAATATACCACCTAGAACGAAAGAGCAGAAGCAGGAACGGTACGCACATGCGAAAAAGAATCACTCTGTCGATTACAAAGACGAAGAACTACCGACAATCCTGTACAATGGATTTAATTCTCTGTACGGGGACAAAGAAGATATTTTGGAAGACCACGACATCTGCCTGACTATGGCATTGGTCAAACAGTTCTTTGAAAAGTTCAAACAGTATCGAGGAGAACGACATCCGATAGTCTACGCAAATGACCTTGACCAGTTCCTGAGTATGATTCGAAATGCTGACTTGGATATGGTGAAAGACGGAATAGTCGAAGAGGACGATGAGCCGCAATATTATCTGGATATGATGGACGAATATTTCGGCTCTGACATTGGAAAGAACAACAATATGGACTGCGATTATCATATCTGGCTGTTCTTCACGGAGAAGACACAGAACATTTTGTATAACCGCGTGAAACAGAAACGAGAGGAATGAAAATATGCCAATAGACAGACCATTGTTTGAACCGGGGGACATAGTAAAACATTTCAAGAGAGAAACCGTCAGTGATTTGCGGAGCAATGATTACCTGTATAAGATTGTCGGCGAAGCAAAGCATACAGAGACAGACGAACCGCTGATAATTTACCGTGCTTTGTATGGAGAAAGAAAACTATATGCCAGACCACAAAAAATGTTTTACAGTTTGGTTGATAAAGAAAAATATCCAGATATTTCACAGAAGTACAGATTTGAAAAATATGAAGGACAGATATTCATTGACTAAATCAATCCAAAATCTGTTTGAAATACCGTAGGTGATGATTTCCTCACGTGACGCATAAAAATAGATTCTAGCCAATTTTATTCAATCAATTATTGAGAAAGCAGGGAAAGAAAATGGAATATATTATGATTCTGAACGCAGTATCAGTGATCGCTTGTTCAGCGGCTATTGCCACGGCCTGTAAAGTGACAGGCTCAGCGTGGCCATTGCTGGCATTTATTTTAATCCCTAAATGGGGATATCGTCATTTCGACGACAAGGAGGAAAAAGATGAACCGGAGAAAGATCAGACTTCGTAAAGGCCAGTACAGAAACATCCGAAAGGCGATGGACTGTATAGTGGCAAAACGTGGAACCAGAAATAATGAGTTCCGAATGCGTGGGCGAAAGCCCCTGAGATACAGCCAGCTGATAACGTACCACAAACGGAAACCGTATATCTAGGGAGAAAAAAAGGTGAAAAAATTAAAAATCATGTTATTGACAATTCTGTGTCTGTGCTTTGCCGGAGGAGCTGCCGGATGCGCTCTGTTGGACGATACGCTCAATGATATCAAAGGCGATCTTGCTGGAAATGGATATACCATCCGTACATACGACAACTATGGTGAAAAGGTTATGACTACAGTCGGGGACAAAATCAACGTAAAAGGAAATCCGGTCAAAACAACATCATACGATAGTGATGGTTCTGTGATTACCGGATATGAAATGTCGTCTGTAATTACCATCAACATTGACGGAAAAGAAATTCAGAGCTGCGGAGATACATGTATATTCGAGCAAGACGGATTGGAACCGGATGTAGATTTTGAACAGACAGATATTTACAGTCAATCCACTGGAAAGATTGATGAAAATACATATATTGCCGGAATCGTAAACCAATATAAAAATTATTTTGGAAAATCCCGAGTGGTAGTTATTAAATCGCAACTCGGACAACCTATCACAGCATATTCTGGTGACGAGGTGTATTGGAAGATTCCGAAGAAATTACCTAAAATGACAAAACTTATGATCGACGGGAAAGCCCTTTATATTCACAGGGCAAACTTCCAGATCATTGACACTGCGTTATTAAATTAATAAGAGGTATATAGAAATGCAGACTAATTATATTGAACTTGGAAGAAGTCGTTTTTTCATGAACAAACAATTTGCCTACATAGACACAATGGGATTTCTTGCTGATCGGATTTTTATAGAGAATAAAGTCCGAGTAAAATTCTGCGGGGACTACAAACACAGAGAGAAAAATTATGTTGTCGTAATATGCAAAGTAAAGGAAAAAGATGTACCTATGTTTTTGCAGGCACTGAAAGAATTAAAGAATCGGGCACTTCTTATGGGGAATACGGATTACGAATCATTTTGCAAAGAGCAATTCGAAAGATTCATTTCTGATATCCAAAAGAAACATTAATATAACTTTTTCTTACTGAATCTCACTTTGTATATGTGATAGAATAAAGAATCATAAAGCGTCTATCAGAGCGATAGGCGCTATTTTCGTGTAATTAAGCATCTTCTTTCGGGAAGGTGCTTTTTCTTTTATGAGGTGTTATATGGCAGAAATATTTTTAAAAGTAAACGGTGTCTCGATGCCTTGCCCGTCTTCCTACACATGGGGATTACAGGACGTATCAGCGGCAAAATCAGGAAGATCTGATGACTCTGTCATGCATAAAAACAGGGTAGCGCAAAAAAGGAAATTAGCTTTGCAGTGGAACGGTAAAGATTGGGCTACTACAGCTAAGATTCTCCAAGCGTTCAATCCCGAGTACATCCAAATTACATATCCAGATATGATGTCTGGAAAATACGAAACCAGAACGTTTTATGTCGGCGACAGGAGCGCGCCTGTTAAATGGTGGTGGGTAGGAAACCAGCGGACGGAATCTATCAGCTTTGATGTGATTGAGAGGTAATACATGAGAAATTTATCATCTAACTGGAAAGAAAAAGTTAAGAGCGGAATGGACGTGCAGTACCTCAAGTATGCAGATATCACACTTACAGACGGAACTGTACTCAATCTGACCAGTGCTGATTTGTGGCAAAACGGATTAAGTTTCGAAGATTCAGTGTCTAGTGACAGCAGTTTCGACATTGGCTCTGCAATCGTTAATGTGTTGGATTTAAGTATTAATAACTTTAATGGCGAATACTCTGGTTATGATTTTGAGGGAGCAGAAGTAGTTACATATGTTGGATTGGAACTGGACAATGAAACTACTGAAAAAATCCGCATTTGTACAATGACAGTTGTTGAACAGCCAGAAGACGAAACAGTAACCATCGACCTGACGTGCGAAGATAACATGCGGAAATTTGATCGTAATTATTCTGACAGTAAGCTTAAATATCCGGCAACCAGAGGGCAAATTATCAGGGATGCCTGCGAAGTATGTGGAGTAACCTTGCAGACAACGTCTTTTGACAGAGATGATTATATTGTACAGATACGTCCTGACAATGAGGCTTTGACGTTCCGACAGGTATTACAATGGGTAGCTCAGATCGGATGCCAGTGGTTAAGATGTGATGAATATGGCAGACTTTGCGTAAAGTGGTATGATACGGAAAAAACAGATGCACAGAAAATCGACACGACCTACGGGTTTACACCACAGCACACCGATGTTGTAATTACTGGTATTCAAGTAACTGAATACAGTGATTCTTCAAATGAAGAACCAGAAAGCTATATGGTTGGTACGCAGGGATATGTACTGGCCATTTCTGATAACAAATTAATCAGAAAAGGCGACGGACAAACGATTGCTTCGATGATTGCCGAGAAATGCGTTGGAATGATATTTAGACCATTTGAATCTCAATGTCCTACAGACGTAGCCTTGGAAGCCGGAGATGCAATCACAATAGAAGACCGAAATGGAAATCTGTATAACACATACCTCACGACTACCACTTTGCAGCCGGGATCTGGACAAAATATTGCTTGTAATGCAAAAAGCGCAGCAAAAAACAGCACTGTGCGGTACGGACAACTTACTCAGGCGTATGTTGACGCTCGAAAACTTGTCAAAAAAGAACAGACTGCAAGAGAACGTGCCATACAAAATCTTGAAGAATCTCTGTCTATTGGAAGCGGACTGTTTGCAACTTATGTGAAACAGGAAGACGGAAGTACAATTTCGTATTTCCATGACAAGGCAAAGCTCGAAGATTCTACGAATGTAATCAAGATCACGTCAGAAGCGGTAGGCGTTTCAAACGATGGCGGTAAAACATATCCGTTTGGTTTCCAATTAACCGGAACCATGATAGCAAAATTGTTATACGCAGAGGGAATTAATGCGGATTTTATCAACGCCGGTGCGCTTACTATTAAGGACGGGAAAGGAAATATAATCTTTTCCGTCAACATGGACACAAATTCTGTGTACATCAACCCGGAATATCTGATGATTGGAGATGTAAGTCTGTCTGACAAAATCAAAGAACTGGATGAAAATGTTGCCGCAGCTAAGAACATGACCATGACGCTCTCAAATGAATATCAGGCGATTTCTACTGATGAGAACGGAAATATCCCCGGAGAGTTTCCACAGGTGCAGACCACCGCGCAGGTAATGTACGGAACGATGGACGTAACGGACGATTGCAGTTATACAATCACGGAATCTGAAAATGTGACCGGAATCTGGGATAAAACTACGCACACTTATACTGTTAGCGAAGTTACGGCAGACAATGTATGGGTTGACATCAAAGCAGTGTATCTGAATGCCATCACCATAACCAAAAGATTCAGCGTATCTAAACAGAAATCTGGTACTCCCGGAAGAACTTACGTGTTAGAATCATCTGCTACAATTCTGAAAAGAGAAAGTGAAAACAGCATAACGCCGAATATTGTGACATTTAGTGCGCACTACCGTGATGGTGAGAATACAGGTAGAAGAGATTATTCTGGAAGATTTGTGATTGAGGAAACGTCCGACGGAAAGACATGGGAGACCGCTTATTCGAGTGTAACAGATGAGGCCAGTGTTAACTACTATGTAGATTACGTTTTTGCGGATTCTGATGGAGTATTGGTCGCAGACAGCGACGGTTCACTGATTGGTGTCGGTTCAAAAGATATCGTAGGATTACGGTGCAGCTTGTACGCATCGGGTGGAACCACGAATCTGATTGACACAGTCAAGCTTGATGTTATCACAGAAGTCACGGCTCTGACGCAGGAAGATATTTTGAAACTCCTGACCAATGATGGAGAATGGAAAGGCGTTTACAGGGGTGCGGATGGGGAACTGTACATTTCATTCAGTGCCGCAATGGGCGGTTTGTTGAAGCTGGGAGGAAAAAACAACGGAAATGGTATACTGAAAAATTATGATAAGAATGGAAACTTGGTAGTTTCTCTTGAAAACAGAGGTTTATTATATGGCGATGATTTAAACAACAAAGAACTAAAATTTATTAATCCAAATAAAAATGGTTTGAGATTATCGGAATGGGATGGAGATATTCTTTCATATCTTGATATCGGAATATATTGGTACGAATCAGACGGTTATTATGTAACGGAAATAATGGCAGAATCCCAAATTGAGTTTTACTTGGCTAATGGCATTGATTCGAAAACAAATCCATATACTCCTATTGTAAGTGATTATTATTACACAACTATCTATAATAGTTTTAGATGCTACAAGGGGGAAGCTACTCTTGATAATTTGACTGTTAATGGAGTTGCAGAATTTAAGAAAAATGACGATATAGAGATGCACAAACCGGTGCTTCTACGAGAGGGTTGCAGCGTTTACAAATATCCAACCGTAACAACCGGATATAATGCCTATATCAACACGAATACATATCAAATTTCGAAATTTAGCTCATCATCTGAAAGATATAAAGTACTCGGCAGTGAGCTGTCAAATGAATTTGTTGAAAACTTGTATGGTATTTGCCCTAGAATGGCAAAATACAAAGACGGGTACATTGATGAGAACGACGAACGAAACGGCATTGAATTTCCAATGTTTATTGCAGAAGATGTAGAAAAATATTTTCCACTGGCAGTCGACCATATAGACGGAAAACCCGAGAACTGGAATGAACGTATTATGGTTCCGGCAATGTTCGCGATGCTCAAACAGCAAAAATCCGAAATAGACAACCTAAAAGAGGATATTAAAGAACTGAGAAAAATTATAAAAGAAATGAGAGGTGAATAATATGGCAGATGCATTAGATGCAAAGAAAATCAGCGCACTCATTGACAATGCAACACCGGCAGATACAGATTACTTCCTTAATGCGACTGGAGATGTAATGAAAAAAACAAAAGTGTCGCAGCTGATCACATGGCTGAAGGAGAAGCTGGGGATCAATTCACTAAACACGAAGTTGAACGGATGGAAAGTTGAAAATTACAAACTTGAAGGCAATTCAAGTGCTGGATATATTGGTATTAATAAAGATATTTCTTTAAGTGGATATAAACCAGTTTGTATAGCTAATTATTGGCTATACAATACATCATGGTATGCTATCAACAAAATATGGATAGACTATGCTACACAAAAACTTTCTATTGCAGGTAGACATATCAATAATTCCCAATCTGTTGAATCTGTGGTAATATTCGTACAAATTTTATATGTACCAGTTTAAGAAACTTTTACGAACTGCAAAATATCAAATGTACCAGTACCAGAACGGATTCCTGACTAACAGCTGAACCGTGCATATAGCACTGATGCAACATTTCTTGTTTTTACAATTTGCTGAATTTTAGAAAGAGAGGACAAAAGAATGCTAAAAGAAAATATCACAGTACTTAGGAAAATCTTATATGCGGTCGAAACCGGTGGACAGGTATATGGAAATCAACGTTACAATGCGTTCATTGGCGCCGGTGCAAACACTCCGAACGAAAAAGCAATCACTATCGGAGCTGGTCAGTGGTATGCAGGTGAAGCCAAACGGCTCTTGCAAAAAATACAGAGAGGAAATCCGGCACTATTCAAAAAAATGGACACTCAGGGGCTTGAATCCGACCTGTTGAAAAAGAACTGGTCTACCTATGCGATTTCCCCGTCATCCGCAAAAGCGAAATGTATCATTTCTATCATCAGTTCCAATCTCGGTATCAAGTGTCAGGATGAGCTGATGGAAGAACAGATTACCGAATATTCTGAAAGTATCACGAAGAAATACGGAACCATGCCGGACGATGCCATGATGGAATGCATCAACATTATTCATCAGGGCGGCGCATCTGCATTACAGAGGATCCTGAGTAAGACCAAAAAGCCTTATACTTCAGAAACCATTTATGCAGCATTGTGTACAGATTCAGCAGACCCGAGACCGAATCAGGTTGGCGACTATATGACAAGGCAAAAGAAAGTCATCGAAATGATTCGAAAATATGCAAAAAAGGAGGCAATGACAGTGGCGAAAACAAAATTACAAAAATTCACAGAACTCGGTGATTATTATGCAAACAATGGTGGGTACCTTGAAAAGAAAAGCAATGCTTATCTGGATGATTTTAAAAAGAATGCAGGATATAACAATTATACCAAATTTGCCCGTGACGTAAATTCTTGGGGGCAGCCGGGTTGTCAGGCTCAACCATGGTGTGCAGAGTACCAGTTCTGGAAACTGGTAAAAGTTCTCGGAATCACCAAAGCATTAAAGATCATGGGCGGCGGATTCTACAATTGTCAGAGCATTACAAGACACGCTAAAGCCAATGGAACATGGCACAGCACACCAAAAGACGGAGCTTTGATTATTTTCCGCAATGGTTCACATGTTGGAAGCGTACGGAGTTTTGACTTCTCGAAGGTTCATACCAATGAAGGAAATACTTCTAGTGCAGCGGGCGTAGTAGCAAATGGTGGAGCTGTTCGCAATAAATCCTATGCTATCAGCGATCCGGCAATTGATGGTTATGTTTGGATTGACTGGGGAGAAGAGAAAACTGTTGCAGGAGCATGGAAAGCAACTGGCACAGCCACATCCACGGTTGACGACCTGTACATCCGCGAGACACCGAACGGATATGTTCTCGGACAGATCAACAAGGGAAATCGCGTAGAAATTAACGGTGAGAAATCCGGTATGTGGACGAAAGTCAAAGTTGCAGGAATCGGTATCGGATGGGCGGCAACTAAGTATTTGCAAGTTGACGGAGCTGAAAACAAACCGACTACAATCACCAACAAGCAGAACAAGTCGCAGCGTCTCTTTGTCGGAAAAGTATCTGCGGCATCTACGGTTGTACGCACGTGGGCCGGTGGCAACTATCCGTCTATTAAGAAATGGCCTAAGCTTGTGAGAGGCAACCTTGTTGACGTGATGAATTTCACTCAGAAAGCAACAAACGGTGTTTCATGGCACTATGTCCGCATTGCAGGCAAGTACTACGGATTTGTGGCTGCAAAAGATATTTGCAAAGTGTAACAAGTGTGATATAATAAATATACCATAATTCAACTCCTCCCCAGAGTTTAAGCATGGACTCAAAAAAAGAGATGGTCTGTTTCTTCCTTGACAGACCATCTCTTTTGCTTCACTTAATAATGTATTCCCAATATTGATTTTTAATATCCGCATATCCGTTCTTACGAATCAACACTTTATCCCCGGAAAACATCGTAAAATCAGAATCCAGCTTTTGCACATAATCCATGTTTACAACAAATGACTTATGACAACGCAAAAACCGTTTATCAAGGTAAGGCTCAACCGACTTTAAAGTTGCATACATACTGTGCATAATCCCGTTCGTGCAATGAACAAAAACTTGCTTATCCCGTGCTTCGAGGTACTCGATTTTGTTCAATGGAATCCTTATAATGCAATCTCTGTGTCTGATTGTGAGCATCTTGTGTTTCATATCACTCAAGGTATTGTCAATCATAGAAAACATTCTTCCGTGTTCATTTCCCTTGATGATATAATGCGTAAACTCAACGTCCAACGCATCAAAAACGAAATCCTTGTGAGCTGTCCAGAAAGCAATTTCGCCCTTATATCCACACTTTCGGAGTTCTTTGGCAATATCTACGCCATTTTCGTTTTTAAGTACTACATCCAAAACAATCATATCAAACCATTTTCCATCCTTGACATCATCTATCAAGGGCTTTCCACTGAAATAACCGTCTATCGTATAATTCCGGTCACCGTTTTGCCTTAAAAACGGTTCGATTCGATGTTTAAAATACTCAACCTGTAGTTCACAATCGTCACAAATAGCGATTTTCATAGTAATCACCTTCCGTTTATCGCTTACACTTCAACTTTCATCAGATTATCCTCATCTAAGTAATTAATTATGGTAATATAGTAGCACCGAAACGAAAATGTGTAAATAGTTCAGCGAAATTTCGAAAAAATTCGACATCTTAATACGTTGGTACAGCCTGCCAGATTGCTCTGGGGAGGAACGTGATCGTGAATGCAGGTTTTACCATAAAAAGAGCCGGGGAGTAAAATCCTCGGCTCGTTGCTGTTTATCCTTTGAAAATACGACCGCAACTTTTACATTGGTATTTTGTGGAGAACAATCCTTTACTAACGATCTGAACATTAGCACTACGACAAGTAAGAGCAGGGCATTTTATCTTTTGAGTCACTTTATCTATTTTCTTTCTTTTCCTCATTTAACATCCCTCACGTTTTCGATATATTTTGGCATAAACCACGCTGAATTGTGACCGCTCCAATAGTCGATACCATAATCAATAATTTCCCCATAAAGTGTCAAGTAAGTCCCTGGAACATAGTCTGTATTTTTGAAATCATAATCATTGGAGTATAGAATACCCACGTCATTGCCGCTTCCGTAGCTGTCGGTATCTTTTGAATAAATGCCAACAAGACTGCAATTACTGCTAAGATTATACTTTTCAGTCTTGTCGGAGATCATTAAATCATAAGGGTCTATTGTTGCAGTGCCTTCAACGTAAAGATCTATTTTGACAAACTGACCTTCCAGACTTTTCTTTGAGAAAGTAATATCTTCATACCACATTTCGGTACATTTTTTCTTGTATTCTTCCTCTGATAAAGAATTCATGTCTGTTTCTTCTTGAGTCATTTCAGCGTCTGCATAGACTTCTATGGGGCAAGCGCATAAAATTCCTGACAGCATTGCAACTATAAGTTTTCTTCTCATGGTGCATTCCTCCTTGGTAAAATTTGCATATATTATACCGCAAGATTCAATAATAGCATAGTCAAAACCGAAATATTTTTCATATTTTTATCCATTAAAAATGCAGTTTTATCGTTTTGCCCGATTAATTTGCACAAAAAGTGGTATAACTAAATACATAAATTATAGACTAAAGAGGTATATATTATGAGGAAGATTAAGAAATTGCTGATCGCAGCAGGAGTAATTCCCTTTGCCAACTACATAATTCACTTGCCAATGTGCGTGAAAGACTATGCCAATAAGGATTTTGGTATATACTCAACCCAAACTATGCACAAGCATTCAACGCTTACTATGAGTGCGGTTTTGAAACCGGCGTCTAAATCTACGCTCAAATTCTACATTTCACCGCACAAATCAGATTTTATCTTTGACTACACAAATAATTTCTATGCGATCATAAATATTCCAGTCTATCTCTGGCAGTTTGCAAGGGCGAATATTAATCCATGTGTCCTGTTTCATTGGATCTGCGGAAAATATGATAAAAATAAATGTTCGAATGCATATTTTCTACTGTCCAGACATATACTGTAGTAAAGTTTCGATTGGGAGGGTTATTTATGGATTATAAGAAAGAGATTATAAAAATGATAGATGAAATTGAAAGCCAAAAGATTTTGCGTTATATTTACCTTATGCTACTCGACATTCCGAAACGATATTGGAGGTGAAATAAATGTTTTTTAAAAGAAAGAAAAAAGTAAAGCCTTACCACGTAGATACATCGCAGAAAGGCTTTGAGTATGTTGGCATTAAATTGACAGAACAACAATTCCAAGATTTATGTGATCTGAATTTTCTGTGGATAGAAAATAAGAACAGGCAATTGTCACCGGTATTTCATATTCTTGTTCTTATGAAAGTACTAGGTTTACTGCCACCCGAAATGATAAATGATAGCAGCAGAAATAACACTTCCAACGACTACTGTAATGATCGCAAGGAATTGCTTCAACGTAAATTTGGCAGAATTAGAAACTGATTCTTTAATTTGTTTGCTTTTATTTGTGAATGCTTCGTGATATTTTTTCATTCCTAAGTCTGTAACATGTGCATCGTATGTTGATTGAATTATATAGTGCTTGTTTTTAAGTGAATTTAAAAACGGAAATAAAGATAAATCATCACAGTCCAGTTTGTCACGAACACTTATAAGCATAGCATTGCGTTCTTCATCCATGCATTCAATAATTGCTTTTAATACAGCTGCTTCTGATAACATAACGTACCTCACTCGCTTAAAAGATTAATCAATTCAATAACATGTTTCTTTTTGGCATCGGACAGTCCGAAGTATTTCTTTAATGCATCGGACAGTTCGGTGTCTTTTCTTATCTGTGCAATCAAATGTGCAGATTCATCGGAAAAATCTTGTTCCGGCTCTTTCCCTGTCATCAGATAATCTACAGATACGTGAAAGAAATCTGCGATTTTTCGCAAATTTTCAGCATTAGGAGTACTTTTATCCAGTTTGCTTGCGTATCCCTTTGCGAAACCACATTCAGTTTCTAACGCATTTAATGAAGTTTTCTGTTCTTTACAAAGTATTTTAACTCTTTCTCGTAATGTCATTTTTGTTTCCTTTCAATTCTGAAAAAAACGCAAAAATAGTACTTGACATTCTGAAAATATCGCTTATAATGTAACTATCAGTACTGAAAATAACGCAACAAAATAAGGACATAAAGAATGCCCAAGTTTATTTTTTATGATTTTGTGTGGTAGCTTGATTATAGAATATATTCAGAGGTATGTCAATAATGTTGTGATATTTTCAGCAAAAATATGAAAGGAGGTATCGAATGATGATTTACGACAAGGTGAAAGCCTTGGCAAAAAAGCGAAATGTTTCCATTCGCAAAATCGAAATAGATTGCGGATTTTCGCAAGGTAGTGTTTGTAAATGGAATGAAGTTTCTCCATCTGCCGAAAAAGTGAAAAAGGTCGCTGATTATTTAAAAACTTCGGTAGATGAAATTTTGAAATCCGATTAACAAGAAAAGGAGATATATGAACGAATTAATACCAATTAATTACGATGGCGAGCAGCCTACAGTATCAGCCAGAGAGTTACATAAATCTCTTGAAATCAGTAAGCGATTTTCAGCATGGTTCGAAACGAACTCTCAAGGGTTCATTGAGAATGAAGATTACACCAGCGTACTTACAGGTACGGAGGTTCAGAACAATGGCGGAGTGCAGATTAGAGAATTGCAGGATTATTCTTTATCGGTAGATATGGCGAAGCACATTTGCCTTATGAGCAGAACTGAAAAAGGAAAAGAATGCAGGCAATATCTCATTGATCTTGAAAAAGCATGGAACACACCAGAACAGGTTTTTGCCAGAGCATTAAAGATGGCAGATCAGACGATTGCGAAGCTGAAAGACACAAATAAGTCTCTTGCGGAGAAAATTGAAGCTGATAGACCGAAAACAATTTTCGCAGATGCTGTGTCTGCAAGTCATACATCAATCCTTATCGGTGACTTGGCGAAACTTATCTGCCAGAACGGATACCAGATAGGACAGAAACGATTGTTTCAGTGGATGAGAGACAATGGCTATTTGATGGTTTCTGGAAGTTCACGAAATATGCCAAAACAGAAATACGTTGAGCAGGGATTATTTGAAATCAAAGAATCTAACGTTCAGAATCCAGATGGCTCTGTCAGAATCACACGCACGACAAAAGTTAGTGGGAAAGGGCAGTTGTATTTCGTGAATAAGTTTCTGGGACAGGAAACTGAAAAAGCAGACGGTGATTGAGAAAGGAGTCATAAATGTGCTGAAACAGTTTTTAAAAAGATTATTTGCACCGCGGATTGTAAGAATCCCAGATAAAACAAGAGTAATGTGCTTTTCAAAAAATGGGAAACAGTACTTGAAAGTATTCAATACAGAAAACGGTGCAAACATTTGTTTCCAAGTGAAATCCATCGATTATGCAAACAGCGATTTTAAAGATGAATACCACCCGGAAACAATGTTCAATGAAATCGAAAGTGATCAAAGCGTTACGATTTTGAACCAATAGGTATAATCGTTACATTTCGAACACTTAGGGATGGTTTTACCGGACTTTACAGTTCTCTTAGAACCACAGTTATTGCATACAAACACTGATGTTTCAGAAACTTTTTCACCGGACTGATGAAAACCATCTATATGTGGTAATAATAGCAAACTTTTATCTCCTTTCGATTTACTAGGCATGGCAGTGCCTGTACTTACATTATAAAGAGATAAGAAGCCAAACTCAACAGAAAGGAAGCAATATGACGGAAGAAACAAATGCATTACTCAAACAGATTTTAGAAGAGCTTAAAGCTATTCGGAAAGAGATTGTACCTACAAGAACAAAAAAAGTAACGCACACGGTAAATATTGACGGGAAGACAATTACCGAATGCGTTACAGATGGAGTTAGTTCTGCAATCCAGAAATCCATTCGTGATACTGACGAAGCAGATTCATAGCGATTGAAGTAGACAATCACATCGAAAAAGAAGATGTGGCTGCAATTCTTGGAATTGATTCAAAGAAAAGAAAGATAAGTAAGGTTTGGCTCCACGGGTACGGCAAATACCACGCAGAGCCGCGTATCTAACTTAATTGGGTAAGTTAAATACAGGCAAAGTATAACATACCTTCCTGTATTTGAAAAGAAAATTTATATCAGGAGGGCATTTTTTATGTCAAAAATTACAAAAAACACCGATAAAGTAACTAAAAACCAGAGCCTTGCAAGTGAAATTATTGCAGAACAGTCTTTCAAAAACAAGAAATTGGAAATGGCTGTAATTGCATTATCAGTTGTCCTGCTTGCAACAACAGTGACCAGAAAGAAGTGAGCGGAATGCGCAAAAGATTATATTTTGTAGGAGTGATGGCACAGGTTGGAACATTTTCCACGATTGCATTATTACTCTGGTGGATGACGAAAATGGATGTACTTAAGCTGTTCTGCATAAGTGCGGTGGTGTCTTCAATGATATCCCTTCCTATTTTAATGCAGATAGAAAGGTGGGTAAACGGAGTTGAATAAACTTTTAGAAAACAATCAGGCAACACTGATTGGGACAATTGAATCCAAGTTTGAATTTAGCCATGAAACATATGGAGAAAAGTTTTACACAATGCAGGTATCGGCAAAACGACTGAGCGTTACAAAGGATATTCTTCCAGTTATGGTATCCGAAAGGCTTATTGATGTAACACAGGACTATACCGGAGAAATGGTTGAAGTTTACGGACAGTTCCGTTCTTACAACAAGCACGATGACAAACACAGTAAATTAATTCTCTTTGTTTTCGCAAGAGAAATTAAATTTGCAGAGGAAGGTACATATCACACCAACAATATTCTTTTGGACGGATTTATCTGTAAACCGCCAGTATACAGAAAGACACCAAACGGAAGAGAAATCGCAGATATTCTTCTTGCAGTAAACCGCCCACATGGAATATCTGACTACATACCGTGCATTTGCTGGGGAAGAGATGCCAGATATATTGGCGGTTGCGAAGTTGGAGATAACATTCTTTTGCAAGGAAGAATACAGAGCCGAGAATACACAAAAAAAGTTGAAACTGAGGTTGAAAAAAGAACGGCTTATGAAGTTTCAGCATATTGGTTGGAGGATAAAACAGCATGAAAACAGTAGAATTGAAACAGCTTAATATTGAAAACTACAAGAAATTTGAGTCTGCGGAATATCAGTTTGCACCACGAACAATGGTGTCCGGCAGGAACCGTCAGGGTAAAACAACATTGATGGACGCATATTTTGATACGCTGACCGGAAAGCTTGCAGACGGTACATCTCCGAATAATGTCAGAAGAAAAGAAGGCGGAGAAGAAGTTGAAGGTGTCGTATCCAGAGAACTCACACTTCTGATTGATGGAGAGGAAACCGTGATCCGTAAGGAAACGAAGAAAGGTAAAACTTCTAGTACCACAAAATATCAGGTTGATGGGTTTGATTACAACCAGACGAAGTATAAGGAATTTTTAAAAGGAATATCAGACTCAGAAACCATTATGATGTGTAGCAATGCCAGAGTATTCCTTAATGAACTTCGAAAATCAACAGCAAGTGCCAGAGCAATGCTTGAAAAGATGGCAGGGTTCAATGCGGATAAAGTATTACAGGACAATCCAGAAGTTTCGGAAATCATCAAGAATCATTCTGTCGAGGAAGTTGTGAAAAAATTCAACAAAGACAGAAAAGATATCCAGAAGAAAATTAGCGCAAAAAAGGTTGAGATTGATACCGTAAAAAAACAAGGAATACCAGACGCAGCAGTTCTTGAAGAAAAGAGAGGACAAGTTTTAAATCATTTGATCGAGCTGAGACAGAAAGAACAACGGCTGAGTGATTCTGGAAAAGCATATGCTGAACTTTCCTATGAAATTGTAGGCCTTAAGAAGTCCAGAGATGCGATCATTTCAAATGCAGCAGAAGCATTACAGGAAGAAAAGAGAAAAATCGTTTCCTTATTAAATGACAGGCAAATCGAAAAGATGAAAGAAGAAAATCATCTGCGTAATCTTGAAAACGAATTGTCCAAAACCGAAAATCCAAAACGCCTTGAGTCGATGATTTTGCAGTTACAGAAAAAATATAAAGCACAGTATGCGGCAGAATATGATAACAGCTCTAAACTGGAAGATATTCAGAATGAACAATTCGACCCTACGGTTGCCATTTGCCCGACTTGTGGTCAGGTTCTTCCGGCAGACGAAATGGAACGACTTAAAGCAGAATTCGAACAGAAAAAGCAGGAGAGAATCAAAGCTGAGTTGGACAAAAAAACAGATTTCGAGAATGCAAAACAGCAGAATCTCAGAGAAATCAATGAAGAAGGTAAAAAAACAGTAGAGGAAAAGAAAAAAGCCGAAATCAAGAGAGAACAGCTGGAAAAAAATATTGAGGCATCTAAGAAAAGCATTGCAATCCTTTTGACCGAAATTTCAAAAACTAGCAAAGAATTAGAAAGCATTGCGGAGCCAGACGTGTCTGGAAACGAAGAGTATCAGGCAGTTGTAGCAGAAATCCAGAAGAAGCAGGAACAGCTTGATGGACTGACTAATAATTCTGAGGAAAATGCAGCAGTTCAGGCAGAAAGAATGTCTGCCGAAAAGGAACTTACAGGAATCGAAACAAAAATTGAGATGGCAAAACAGGCAGTTCAGAAACAGACAGAAACGCTCGAACAACTAAATGCGGACAGAAAGAAATTAAGTCAGGAAGATTCCGATATTCAGCAGAAACTTGACATGTTGAAAGAATTTTCCATCAAAAAAAATAAGGCACTTGCAGAAGCTATCAATCCACATTTCAAGCACTTCCAGTTTCAGTTTTTGGACTATACGCAGGACGGTGAGCCGGTGGAAGTTTGTAAGATGATTTGTGACGGAATCGGATATTTTGATGGATTGAATCACTCTGATCAGATTCTATGCAACATCGACCTCGTGACTGGATTGCAGGAATTGAACGGTTTGAACTTGCCGATTTGGGTTGATGATGTTGAAAGTGTGAATGCTGACAGAATACCAGATACAGGCAGACAGATGATTTTACTTAAAGTTTCCGACGATGAATTAAAAGTGGAGGGGATTTAATATGGCGACAACTACATATAACATTCCAGAAGCAATCAAAGCACAGGACTGGTACTGCAAAACAAAGATATTACCACGTTTTGCACCGGTCAATGGTATCTGTTGGGACTGCCACCAGAATATCTATTCTGAGGAAGGACGGACACGGTACGGAAAAGAAACGCACGGGTATTCCGTTGAAAGTGCAGCAGGGCAGTTGATTACGGGTTGCCCGTTCTGTAGCAGAAGCTATTGTGATTAAGACAGGTGCACAATTAATACTCTTGAAAGTTATTGATGGGATATGACAGTAACAGAAGTTTAGGAAATACAGTTAAAGAAAGAGTGAGGTATAAATATGACATTATATGAATTACAGAAAATTCTTGGAGAAAGAATTGAACTTACAAACAAAATGGATATGTCGAACGAGGAAACAAAAAAAGAGAATGAGAAGTCCGACATGATTGCAAGACTTGCCAAGCAGATGATTAATAATGCGGATGTTGTTTTGAGAACAGATAAACTGATTTCAGAGGGAAAACTCAACAAAGAAAGCACTATTTCAAAGATAGTTGGTGAAAAATAGCGATGAGAGGATACACCAAAGAACAACTGAAATGGCTTGAAAGTAATTGCCAAAACGGTAGTTTTAGAGAATTAAGCAGACAATTTGAAGATGTTTTCGGAGTTCCAAAAGACTACAGATTGCTTCATGCAACATGTAAAAGACATGGATTTATAAATCCCAAAGGTAAAAATTGCACTTTTACGGGAGAGCAAAGAGAATTTCTTTCAAAAATACTTTCAGAGTGTTCTTATGAAGAAACTACAATGCTTTTTAATGAAAAATTTGAAACTAATAAAACCAGAAAGCAAATAGAAACTTTTTGCATAAATAATGGCATTAAAAGAAATTTACCACCCCCAGAAATAGGTTCAGAACATGTAAGTGGAAAATATATTATGGTGAGAGTAAACAATGACAAAAACGTGCCAGAACATCAGCATTATCAAATGAAACAACATGTTGTTTGGGAAAAGTATCATGGAAAAATACCAAAGGGAAAAATAATAGTATTTCTTGACGGAAACAGTTTTAATTGTGATATAGAGAATCTATATTTAACAGATCGAAAAGTATTCAATCTTTTAACCGTGAATAAATGGCATTTTGAAAACAAAGAACAAAAACTAGCTGCTATCAAATGGTGTGAGCTGTACTTTGCACAAGGTAAAGATATAAAAGAAGAAAATCCCAATAAACGAGTATATATCCCGATGACATACAGCGAAAGGTTTAAAACTTGCGTAGTTTGTGGAAAAACGTATGAAGTATTTCAACGTCGAAAAAGTATAACGTGTAGCAGGGAATGTGCAAGCACATTAAACCATGGTGAAAGCTTAAAAAAGTATATGTTAGAAAATCCGAAAAAAAGGAATGCTTGTTCAGTTAATGGATGCGATAAGCCATGCCACGGAAGGGGATACTGTGATTTACATTACCACAGGTTTGTAAAGACTGGAAGCCCGTTTGGAGTGAAAAGAATAACATATAATTCCGTTCATGATGCAAAAGTAGTAAATCATTAAGAAAAGGAGAATTAAAATGGCAAACAAAACACAGGTAGCAACAGTAGGAGAACAGCAGGCAGCAGTTGTAATTAACAATCAGTTTATTGACGGATTGACAAAGCAGCTTGAAGAAAAATGTAAATATGGTCTTTCTTTTCCAAAGGACTACAACTTGAGCAATGCACTTATGGGGGCATATCTGGTTCTCAAGGAAACGAAAGATAGGAATAACAAACCAATTCTGGAATCTTGTAGCCAGATTAGCATTGCAAATAGTCTTATGAACATGGCGACACTAGGACTTTCAGTACAAAAAAAACAGGGATATTTCATCGCTTACAGCGGTCAATGCCAGTTCCAGAGATCATATTTCGGAAATATGACGATTGCCAGAAGATACGGAATGAAAGATATTCACGCAGAGATCATCTACCAAGGAGATAAATTTAAATATCATATTGAAGACGGAAATAAGGTTCTGGATTCTCACGAACAGGATTTCATGAACATTGATAATGAAAAAATCCTTGGCGCATACGCAGTTGTGCTGATGGAAGATGGGGCGAAGCATTTGGAAGTAATGAACATCAAACAGATTAAGCAAGCTTGGTCACAGGGTTTCGGATACAAGGAAAATGGAAATGGCACACACCAAAAATTCACTGATCAGATGGCAAAGAAAACCGTTATCAATCGCGCCTTAAAGCAGATCATCAACACTCATGGTGATGTTTTCGTACAGGAAGCGGACGATGATACAGAAACAGTTTCAAGAGATGACGCTTTTGTAGCTGATGTTGCATATGAAATCGAACAGAATGCCAACAAAGAGGAATTCATTCCAGAACCAATGGCAATCGAGGAACAGCCGAAACAGCCAACAGTCGCAGAAGTTGTTAAGACAGCCGAGAAAGAGCCAGTTCCGGCAGCAGTTGTTGAGCCAGAGATTCCAGATTTTATGAAGCAGGAGGAATAACGAGGTGATAGCATGATCGGGACGTTAGAAGAAGTCATGAAGGATATGAAATATGGCGTACTTGATTTCACAAAGGACGGTAAATGCAGTGGTTGTGGACAATGTTGTAGCAACTACTTGCCAATATCCAGTAAAGAAATTAAAGAAATTAAACGTTACGTAAAGAAGCATCATATCACTGAACAGAAGCATAATTATCCTTCAGTTGTGGCATTTGACCTTACTTGCCCGTTCCTGGATGATTCCAAGGCAAAAGAAAAATGTCTTATATATCAAGTGAGACCTGAGATATGCAGAGATTTTGTCTGCAACAATCCAAACGGGGCAATCACAAACAAGAAACTTATGCATAAGAAGTACGCAGCAGTAGATATGCGAGAAATATTTTTTGGAGGCAACGGGAATGAACAATAAAGAAATTTTACAGAAAGCAAAGGAACTGGTTGAACTCTTGGAAAAGCAGGAAGAATCTGGAAAGGTTGAGTTATCAACACTGAAACGAGGAGATGTGTTCCAGACCACCGGGAAGCGTAAATACAAGGTTCTGGAACAGTATGGAGATACAACGAAAATTATTTCGCTTGATCTGGTGAAAGAAAATGTAGAGTTTGGTGATACCTCAGATTACAAAACATCAAAGGTAAAGAAACTGTGTGACACTGAAATTCTGAAAGACTTCGAAAAAGAATTCGGGGCAGAAAATATCGAAACACACACAGCAGATATTATCACTGCGGATGGGCAGAAATTGGGGACTGTTGATTGTAAAATTCGACCGATTACGTTTGATGAAGCGCGCGGATATACAGATATCACACCGAATCCGTGTTTAAACGATTGGTATTGGACATTATCGCCATGGTCAACGAAAGAACGTGGATGGGAGAAAGCCTGTTCCGTTGTTTCCCCTTCGGGCGGTATTTTCAGCAGCAGTTTCGGCAGCGTAAGTGGTGTTCGCCCAGTTTGTATCTTAAAATCTAATATCTTTGTATCTAAGGCGGAGGAATGATTATGAAGAAAAATCTGAAATATTTTGAGGATGAATTATCCCGATTAAGTAAAGAGTTCACGGAATTCAAGAAAAAGCACATCGGAAAGCCGGAAATCGGAAAAGCTATTGAACTTGCAGGTATGGAATGGCTGATTCTGGATAAGACAGAAAAAGGATATTTTGCCATTTTGAATGGATTTGATGGAAAAGAAAGAACATTTGATTCAGCTTCAAATAACTGGATTTTGAGTAAACTGAGAAATGAGTTAAATACTCGTTTTCTTAAAAAAATTACGGACGAGTTTGGAGAAGATGCAGTTATTGAGTTTGATCGAGATTTGCTTTCTTTGGACGGCCAGACAGAATACGGACATTGTAAAGATAAGATTTCGATGTTGACGGTGGATGAATACCGAAAATACAGAAAATTCCTTCCAAATATGGATAAATGGTGGTGGCTGCTTACTCCATGGAGTACACCAGCAAATGGTTACAGTGTAACGAATGCCGTTGTTTCCCCTTCGGGCGATGTTGACGGCGACGATTGCAACGTCGAAATTGGTGTTCGCCCAGTTTGTATCTTTTCTTCTTCAATCTTTGAATCAGGAAATGATGATTGATGGCGAATGAAGATTTAAAGGTAATAATAAAGGCCAAGCAACTTGCAAAGCATACATTAATAGTTACGAGTAATGCCAGACGATACCCGAAAAAATACAGGTTTTCACTTGTAGATAAAATGCAAAATAAAGCATTGGAAATTTATGAGTCACTATTTGAAGCCAACCGAACTGATCTGAAAGATTATAAAAGAGAGCGATTAGAACTTCAAACAAAAGCCATTACTCATTGTGATGAGTTAATGTACTTTATAGAACTTTCATATGAATTAGGAATTATCAATTCCGGTGGAATGGAAGCATGGTCGCAAATGGTAAAAGATATAAAGTACATGACTATTTCATGGAGAACAAAAGACAGAAAAAGATAATTTTCACAGGTTATGCACTGCGAATACCGTTGTTTCCCCTTCGGGCAATATTAACAACAACAATTACAACAACGAAAATGGTGTTCGCCCAACATGGATCACATGCAGACAGAGTAAGCGTAAAGCTGAAATCAGAAAAGATACAAGCAAATGCATAACCTTTCCGCAATGGACAAATATAAAGGAACAAAATAAATGGATAAAGAAATTATTGCAAATTTTGAGAATTTATATCGTTCTTACAAAAAGGTTAAGATCGGTAAGAAATTTAATTCAGGTACTGCAAGATTTTCTAATTTGTCTCTTGAAGGCATTCATCTCTTGAAGGAACAATTGGAAAGTCAAACGTATACCATAAATCCGTATAATAAATTTCAAATTCATGAGCCAAAAGAGCGAACGATAGAATCATGTGCATTTAAGGATAAAGTAGTGCAGAGATGCTTTTCTGATTACATTCTGACACCGAAACTTGAAAATATCCTGATTAAATGGAACACTGCCGGGCAGCAAGGAAAAGGGCAACATATGGCAATGGACGGGTTAAGAAATCAAATGTTGGATTTCTATAAAAGAAATGGAATGAATAGTTGGATTGTAAAATGTGATATTCACAAATACTTTTATTGCATAGACCATGAAATCATGAAAGATGTTTTGGATTATTACTTTGATGATGATTTTACAGTCTGGTTAAACCATTTGTTTATTGACAGTACAGGTAATCCCGGGCTTCCATTAGGAAATCAGGTAAATCAGAAGTACGCATTGTTGCTTTTACATTCACTGGATCAGATGATAACGATTGAATTTGGAAATCCATATTACGGACGATATAACGACGATTTTTATGTGATTTGTAAAACGAAAGAAGATGCCAGAGAAATTTTTGAAGCAATCCGAATGATGATTGAAAGCCTTGGACTGGAACTAAACCCTAAATCACAAATTGTACCATTTCGCATGGGCTTGTGTTATCTGGGTTTTCATCATTACGTGACTGATGAAGGAAAATATATCAGAAAATTGCGTGGTGATAAGAAACGAAAAACACAGAGAAAAATCCGAAGATGGGTACGGGCAGTAAATGACAGGAAGATGTCGATAGAAAAATTCCATGAAAAATACGGAGCATGCAAGAATCATATGCTTCATGGAAATTGCACCAAACTATGTCATAGTATGGATTTAGAAATTGAAAGGAGAATGAAGTGAGATTAATTAGTCAGGATGGAGAATTTGATGTTCCTTATGAAATCGCAGCATTAAGTAGAACAGGAAATATCATAATAGCATATGTGCCGATAGTTGGTGAAAAAGGAACAATTATGGCTCGTTATTCGACAAATGAAAAAGCCCAAAAAGCTATGAAAGCCTTGCATAAAGTGTATGCAGGAATGTTTCTTGCGCAAAACGTTGAAATGAGCGATGACGATTACGAGGAATGCATAAAAATGGCTGCAAGAGGTTTTGGAATCATCAAAACAATGGTTAACAGCCCAGATATGAAATTCGAACCGGCAAACATCGTGTTCAGATTCCCGGAGGATGATGAAGTATGAAGAGAGTAGACAGCAAGAAGGACTGGGAACAGATAATAACCATTGAACTTACGTTGAGGGAACTCAAATTAATACGAGACAGCATGTGCAAAGTAAGTTATGCGGAGTTAGAGAGTCTAAATAGAGGGAAGGACATACCATATGCCTATTCCGATTTAGAGAAAGCCATAGATGAAGTTGAAAATATCTTAGAAGCATAAATGCAATGTACAGAAAACGAGGTGATGTCATTTGTTCATGCGAATAATTTCAACAGGAAGTATTAAAGGAAATTGTTACGCTTTGCAGTCAAGTACAGGCGAGATTGTTTTTCTTGACTGCGGATGCAACTACAAGAAAATCCTTAGAGGGATTGACTACCAGATAAGCAATGTTTCCGGTGTGCTTCTTTCACATGAACATGGCGATCACACAGAGTCTTTTAAAAAAATAATGGACGCAGGTATTCAGATTTACACTAATGACGAGACAGTTGAGAACATGAATGTCCGAACTGGTGAACTGATGAAAGGTGTTCCAGAAAGATATCCGTTCAATGTAGGTTCATTCAATGTGATTCCATTCAATCTCCCACATACGACATACGATAAAGATACGAAGCAGCTTGTACCTTGTCCGAACTATGGATATCTGGTAGGACACAATGAAATGGGTAGACTTCTGTATATGACTGATTTTGAGTACAGCAAATATAATTTCCAGAAAATGAACATACATCATATGGTAATTGAATGCAACTACTGCGAAGAATTGGTGGACAAAACAGAAGTTAACTACAGGCATAGATTAAAAGGGCATTGTTCTTTGCCAACTTGTAAGCAATTCATTAAGCAAAATCGCACAGAATCGCTTCGAACGGTAACACTTGTACATTTAAGCGGTCAGGCATCAGATGCCCGTAAAATACAAAAAGAAATACAGGAAGTCGTAGGAGACAATGTTCTAGTTCAGATTGGACGGGCTGGACTGGAAGTTGACTTGAATTTATGCCCGTTCTGAAAGGAGAAATTTTATGGAAATGACAGACTGTAACAAATGCAGGTTTCGTAACTGCTGTACGTTAGCATGGGATTACGGTTCACTTTACTGCAATGATTATGAGGAGGAAGATACATGGAACATTTCTTAGAATCACTTAAAAAATTAAAGAAGCCGTCAGTTCACAGTAATCCAGAAGATGTTGACCCGTTATTCTGTCGGTACAACAAGGGGTGGAATGATGCAATCGAAAAGGTTGAGAAACTGATTAATTCCTATAGTTTATCGGATATGTGGATTCCAGTAGACGTGAAACTGCCGCCGGAACCAAAACCTAATCATAATTTTAAAGGAGACATATATTTGATTGCTACCGAAAAAGAAACAATTCCATTCAGAGCAATGTGGAATGGAGAATATTTTACAGACGGTTTCGAAAAATTGAAAGTAATTGCATGGATGCCTTTGCCAGCTATGCCAGAACCGTACAAGGAGAACAAACATGAATAAAGTAATTTTGATCGGACGTTTGGTAAAAGACCCAGACGTCCGAATGGGAACAAACAATATAACAATTGCCAGATACACACTTGCAGTTGAGAGACAGTATCGCAAAAACAATGACCGTACATCAGACTTCATAAATTGCGTTGCACTTGGAAAGAATGGCGAGTTTGCCGAAAAGTACTTGCATAAAGGTATTAAGATTGCAGTTATCGGAACTTGGCAGACTGGAAATTACACTGACAAGGACGGAAAGAAAGTATACACAAATGATTGCCTTGTGGAAACACATGAGTTTGCAGAAAGCAAGAAGAACCAGCCAGAAGAACAGTCGCAGCCACCAGTTCCAAATCCAGAACAGGACACAAGTGGATTCATGGATATGCCGTCAATTATGGATGACGAACTTCCGTTTAATTAAGGAGTGATTAAATGGTACAAACAGGACAGATTATTTATTTTAGCAATCAGAAAATGATGTGCTTTGATGTTGAATCCATTGAGGATATTACTGAACCACCAGAATAAATAGAAACTACACCGGTTTATGGTGAAACAAGAACATATGTGCCGGCAATGATGAATCCAACAACTCTTATTGTCACTGGAAAGGAACTTGTAAAACTTGACCCAACAACCATGAAACGTATTGCCAGATACAATCTTGAAGAAGAGAACGCAGCGCTGCTTAAAGAAATCGAAGAACGTAAAAAGGTAATTGCAAATCTTGAGCAAAAAGAAGAGGTTCTACGCGACAGGTTTAGAAAAGCAATAGCTACATTTAAAGAAATCATGGAAAATGGTTACTATGATGATGGTGAATATGAGGATGAAGATGAATGGGAGTGATTAAATGGAACCAGTTTTAGAGTGTAAATTTGATTATAAAGGTTATCCATGTGTAGTTCTGTTTATGCCATTGGGATATAGATGTGGATATGTTGGCACAACTGAGAAAGATTCTGATTACTACAGTAAATCAGAAGATGTAATTAATCTTTTTACTACTTGTCCTGTTCGAATTACTTATTCCGAGCCAAAATTGCAAGGAGAATATGATGGGAAAACATGGTGGATTGGTTTCGACCATGGGGGTGGTAACGAAGGAAGAGATTGGGAATCAGCCGAGTATTATTATAGCGAAAGCCCTGATTGGCAAAGACTTATTAAGCCATTAGCAAATATATGTAAAGAATCTGGAATGCAGTTTTCGCCTGCGGTTTCAAAATATGAAATTATTGAAGAATGCAAGACAATTGTAGACCAGATCGTAAAGGAGTGATGCTAGGTGGATTATAAAAAGATTCATCAGGTTAAGGCTATCGAAGCAAGCAATAAGAAAAGACTTTTAAAAGTCAATCCCAAATTGGATAACAAAAGTGGTATTTATTTCTTAACCAGAGTAGATGAAAACGGAATCCCATTTTTTTATATCGGGCAGGCAGTACATCTAATTCAGAGGATGTGTTCGCATCTCACTGGATATCAGCACATCGACTTATCCATAAAGAAAAGAGGGTTCTACAGTGAAGATAATCCTTTTGGATGGAAAATTAATTTCATTCATTATCCGGTAGAACAGCTTGATAAAATGGAGCAGTTCTGGATTCTGGAATATACAAAGCAAGGTTATCAATGCAGATACAACAAGACATCTGGAAGCCAAGGCGAGGGGAAAGAAAAGATTAATGAATTCAAACCAGCTAAAGGCTATAGAGATGGAATCAAGCAAGGAAAAACAACCCTTGCAAGAGAATTAAAGCATATCATTGATACTCACTTGGAAGTTTCAATTAAACCAGAGAAATCAAACAATAAAGTGTCTATAAAGGCACTTGAAAAATTCAACAATCTTCTTGATGAAGAATCTTACAAATGATAAAGCTGCCGGTTCTGGCAGACAAAATCCCAAATAATTACAACTAAATATGAGCACGCCCTCTGGGATTGGAACAGTGAAACTTGTTTCCCGGCATATCACGCTATCCGGTTCCAGAGGTAAAAAGAAAAGAGGTAACTATGGTAAGTAAATATAACACCGAAAGAAAGTATCTCGAGGGACAAGAGAACAGAAAAGAAATTTATCTGTTTCTTATCAGATATTTTACAAAATATGGATACGCACCGTCATTTAAAGAAATTGCCGAAAGCCTTGGCATATCAAAAGCAACTGTGCAACGACATATGAGGCAGCTTGAACTTGATGGATTGATTGCTACTGCACATCCGAATACTCCGCGAGCGTTCCGCCTTGTTGGATATGAATATCAGAAGGTGGAAGAAGTATGAGAATATACGGTGTTTTCGAGAATGAACAGTGGAATGGCGATATGACCGCTGATGATATTTCACAAATGCTGAAAGGATTGGTGAGAGCATGAACAGGGCAGAAAGAAGAAGGCAGCAGAAAGCATCTGAGAAAACACGCTTAAATGCACCGTACAATTTCAGCAATTTCAGTCTGGAACAAATTTCAAAGGTGACAAGTGCAAGAGTTGAGTCTTTAAAACTGTATCTGATGCAACGTGAAGATGAAATGCGCAAGGAAATATCGGAAGAACTGATTTCAGAATCACAAAAAAAGCTTTGGAAAGCAGAGGACTATATCGCAGTTGCAAATGTTCTTATCAGTTTGTTGGCAATTAAGAAAACATGGGGATTTACAAAATCCAATCAGAGATTCTTAGAAAACCTAAACTCTGCCAAAGAACACATTGAAGAAGTCGGAATTGAAAAAGCATACCAAGAAGCAAAAGAAACAATGGGAATTAAACTTGAATTTGATTCCATAAATATAAATAAAGAATTTGGATTTGGAGAAAGCGAGGACTAATCATGACAGAGAATTGCAATGAATGTAGCATCGCGTGGATTCGTGGTGGTGAGTACGCAGAAGTGTCAGCACATAACGGCAGTAAAATGAAAGGAAGAGTCTTGAAGCTTGCAGAACAGCATCCAGAAGATGTGAAGATTCTGGCTACGAACAAAGATGGTTCCATATTTGCTCATGTCCCAGTTAAGTACGTGAAACTACGAGCGCCAAGAGAATTAACAGAAGAGCAGAGAGCGGAACTGGTGGAACGTGGCAAGAATATGTCCAGAAATAAATCAACCGATTGCGAAGAAACGTCAGATTTCGATTCTGACGATGAAGATGAGGAAATGTTCGATGTTTAATGAAAGAATGGGAATTAATGTTGAAAATGGCAAAAGTAGGATTTGCCCTAAATGTGGGAATCGTTTTCATGTTTTCGCAGATTATAACCGGCATTATGGAGGAGATTTATATTGGTGCGAATGCACAGAATGTAAAACCATAACAAAAATACATCACAGTAAGGAAGCTGCAATAGTGGCTTTTAAGGAAGGATTGGTGCACAAAAATGAGCAAAGTGAACATATATGGGCTTAAAGCATATATAAGTAAAACGTTTGATTTGCATGTTGGCAAAAGAATCAAATACGTAGAACGTGGCGGGGAAGAAAAAGAGCATATCTATGAGGTAAAACAACTTTTTCCGCATTGCGTTTTACTGGAAGATATTTTTGATCATACAAGAATTTGTCCTTGTTACAGCAAATTAAGCTTGATGTTAAGAGGGATTGAATAAGAATCTGGTTAAGAAGATGGGAGTATAAAATCATGGAGGACTGCACAATAGCGTGTCAGTTGCTTACATGGGGAAAGTGAGGATGGAAAATGAAAAAAAAATAATTACACTTCATTCTTCAAAACGAAACCAAAGAAAGTAGAGAGATGCATTCGTTGTAGGAAATGTGGTGGAAACATGGAATGGGTTGAATACTATCCACCACAAATTAAATGCCCGAAGTGCGGATATACTGTATATCCAAAACCTTATGAGCCAGATTGTACCAAACTGCAAGAAACATTTGAAGAATATTATGAATTAATTATACGAGAAAGTGAGGACACAAAATGAAATTATTTAAAACAGTAGATGAAAAATTAGCGGAAATTGGATTTACAAAAGTTGAAGAAGATAAATACGGATGTGAGTATGAGAGAAAAGATAAGAAATATGGATATACACAGATTGTATCTATTTTACATAAAAAATCCGGAAGGCACATCTTACAGTCTTATGATCCAGATTTAGGAGATAGCAAAGGAATCGGAAATACTTGTGTTGGCCTCACAGGGTATGAAATGAAATTGTTTATCAAAAAGATGAAACAATTAAAGATGTATTCAGGTAAGGAGGATACAAAATGTTAATCAGAAGTCAGGATAAAAGCCGATTGATCAGTCTTAACAATACACGAGAGCTGCGATTCTGGGAATGTGCACAAGGGTTTAATATAACGGATTGCGTGTGCCCAATTGGTCATTATTCCACCAGAGAAAAAGCCATGAAAGTACTGGATATGATTCAGGAAGCTTATAGTGAATATCAAATCATGTTGAATTTCAGTGTAAGTTATCTTCACGAATTTAAAGAAAAAACAGATGGATTTGCTATCTTTCAGATGCCAGAAGATTCGGAGGTGGAAGAATGAAGTACAGAAAGAAACCAGTTGTAATTGACGCAGTACAGTGGACTGGTACAAATCATCGAGAAATGTTCGATTTTCTGACGGACTATCAGTGTACAGACCAGTACATGTCGGCAGAAGGTAAGAATTTCTATATTGACCATTGGAAGGTCCCGGGCGGATTGGTTATTAAGACACTAGAGGGCGAACATCTGGCAAATATTGGTGATTATATCATCCGCGGTGTACACGGTGAATTTTATCCGTGTAAGCCAGATATATTCAGAAAAACTTACGAGGAGGTGGAAGTATGAGCGATAAACGCAAAATATACGATTACATAAAAAAGACAATAAATCCTTACGGAAGACCTTTCGAGGGAACTGCATATGAGTTCGGGCTTAAGCTCATGGATTTCATCGAAAATATAGATGGTGAGAAAGCAAACGGATGGATTCCAGTCAGCGAGAGATTGCCGGAGAAAAATAAAGATGTAATTACAACTGTTAAATATAGTGGTTTTATGGGAATGTACGGAAGGTGGTTAAAGACAGCATTCATTGATGGCTATGGCGAATGGAATGGAGAATGTATAGGCGGTGAAGTTATTGCATGGATGCCACTACCAGAACCATACAAGGAGGACTAAATGGGATATTGCAAATTAGAGTGTCCAGACGGTGAAACGCAATGTTGTATCTGCTGTGAGAAACAAGACGGTTGCGATAACCGGTGTGATATGATGGATAGCTACGAATATGCAGAAGATTGCGAAGATTATGTTGAGGAGGATGAGCCATGATTACATTCTTATTAGGACTTGCACTTGGAATCATAGTCGGAGTGGTTGGTCTTGCATGTGCAGCGATCATGTACGATAAACACCACCCAGACGATTAGAAAGGAGAACGGTATGCTGACAAGGAATAAGAAACTGAAAGACTACGGTATTCCGGCAGAGGACATTGAAAAACTGAATACGATGCTGAAAGACTTCCCGGCAGAGTACGGATACCTGCTT